TTAAGAAGTCAAAGGATTGCACAGGATATAATTGTAAAATGGCAGAAGCTTGTAACATGAGAGAAGTCTGTTATGGGAAAGAGAAAGAGAGGATTTAATATGGATAGAATAATGGAATTCGTCATGTATACAATTATTATGCCACCGATTATTTGTGCTTATCTTGCAATACTTGTTGTGTCTTTTAAATTTGGATTAAAATTATTTTTTAAAATTATTAACAAATGGAGGAAATAAAAATGGCTAAACATGATGAAACAAAAAATGAATTATTAAATAGTGAACTTGTGGAGAGATATGACGAGAAAATTAAAGTAACAAATGCGGAGATTGTTGTTTCTGGTTCTGTTTTAAAACCTTATTTCTGTATCCATTATAAGGAGGTGGGACAGGAAATGGACACAATAGGTTTTGGCTCTTATCATCTTCCTTTTGTGTTTGAATGGTTAGCACATTATTTTGAATTAGTAGAGGAATAAAACAAAAAGGGGTTGACATTGTTCAACCTCTATGTTATTATATAAGTGTAAACAATAGAGAGAACAAAAACAGAAGGGAGAACACGATAATGAGAAAATTTGAAGTTGGAAAAGTTTATGGTGAGGATGCAGTAAAATATGAGGTTGTAAAGAGAACGGCAAAGTTTGTTACAATTTTAGAAGTTCATCATTTCGGAAAATTCAATGAAACAAAAAAGAATGAAAGAAAAGTAAAAGTTTCATTATGGGATGAAACAGAAGCATTAGTGTTTGGTAGCAGAACGGTGGTAGCATAATGGCAAAATATTGTAAACCAATGGGAATGTATGTTACATATCTTGATTGCATGGATTGTGAGGAAAAGGAGTGTATGCATCCTCACAAGAGAAAGGAGGAAAGCAAAGTGTCATATTTGGCAAATGTGTTGTGTGAGCCAAATGATATTGTGTACCTTGTATTCTGTGCAAAGAAGCAGGGTGGAAAGAAAAATATTATATTCAAAGGTAGAGTTGAAATGATAACAATTACAACAGAAGGAATACGTTATCATTTTTATGCACTTAAATGCACAACAGATAAGGAATTGAATGATAAGTTACAAAATGGAGAAGTAGTAAATCATTATAGGTTTGGTAATCAAACAATAAATAATGGGTTTAAAACAACAGACTTATATCCGGTATTTACAACAAAGGAGAAATGCATTGAATGGTTAAAACAATAAAACAAGGGCAGTTATTTAGATTCTTTACCAAAAGTGGGAACAAATATGTTTGCCAATATTGCGGAAGAATAGGAAATGAATATTTGATTTGGAATCAGACATTGCAAAATTTTAAAACAGTGTCAAGGGATTGGATAAGAAAACATAAAGAAAATATACAATTAAGAGTTTTAAAAGAAAATTATTTGGAAGGTAGAACAGAACCAATAAATACATTGGAAGAAAAGCAAAGGTTTCAAAGAGGTTTAGCAAAAATAAGAAAGGAAAGGTTTTTAAGAGAGCATGGCAAAGACAATAATATTCGGTGATATTTTTTCAATCAACAAAGAAGGAAGAAAAAATGAAAAAAGGTATATTTTTTGTGGCAAGATTAAAGGAAAGCTTTTATTATATTTGTTAGATGGTTCTGACTGTATAATGGTAGATACAGCATGGTTTAGAGACAAACAGATGCACTATATTGAGAACATGGAGCATCCAGAAAAGGGGCATAATGATAGAGAGTTAGCAAAGAGGTATAAAGAGGAATATATGATAATTCCTTTTGTGTAGGTGGATAATTATGCAAGAATGGGTAATAGGTATAGACCAATCATACACTAGAACTGGAATCACAGTATTAAAAGATAAACAAATATATAGAATGAAATCATTGGAGTTCAAAGAGTGTAAGAATAATACAGAAAAGCGTTTGGAATTATATACATACATTGAGATGTTATTAAAAAGACCACTAAAAAAATATGTTGAACAAAAAAAAGTAAAAATCATTACAGAGCGTATTCGTCTACGTTCACAAGGTTTCCTGTCAGAAGCCTATATAAAGTCTACAGGAGCGTTAATAGCAACAATTATAGATGTTGCAAATATGTATGATGTACCTGTATATAGTGTTGATACACGTTCTTGGAAATCTCAAATAGTAGGCAGCTCGAAACCTTTACAAAATAAATATGGAATTAATCCAGAAAAGTATAGGACAATTCTATATTTGAAACAAAACGGATTGCTAAAGTTTATCACAGAACCATATGAGGGAAGGGGTACAAAAGGAATCATTAGTATAAATATTGATGGAATAAAAACACCTTGTAAAATTAATGACGACTTAGCAGACAGTTATTGCATTGCGTTGTATGGATATTTACCTAAATCAAAACAAAAATTAAAGGAGGAAAAATTTTAATGTTTAGTTTTATTAAAAACAAATTAAAAGAAATATTTTATTTAAATGAATCCGAACCAATAGACATTGAAAAAGGTTGTCATGGTTTAGAATCAATTTGTAAATTTTCCGGAACAGAACTTTGTTTTGGAGTTGAAAGAAAAACTTGCGAAGGATGCCCTTTGATTGGTTGTAGGGGTTGTGAGAAATTACAGGAATGTATAGAGGAAGGGTTGATATAATGGATTACGGCAGAATAGAAGAATTAGAAAAAGAAGCTATAGAGGCAGAAAATAATGACAGAGTAGAAATAATAAGCGTTGAGGAAAATTGTGGTGATGATTTTTCTTGCAAATTTTTTATGACAGTTCTTTGCTCGGATAATTGTTGCAGTTGCGACTTAAATAATTGTAGAGGTTGTTCACATTTACAGGATTGTATAGAAGAAGGAATAATATAATAATTATATAAATATAGCGGAGAATTATGGGGCATGAGAAATCATGCTCCTATTTTGTTGCAACAAATTAAAACAAAGGTATTGACAAAAACAAAACAAATGTTGTATAATTAAAACATAAACAGAGAAAACAAATTATTTAGGAGGGAACAAAACAATGGTAAAACAGAAGGTAGGAAAGAATGACATAATTCATTTTAATAGTATAACAGAAGTGGCTCGTTTTATTCGTGACAACGAGGACAAATTAACAGATACATTTAAACCGCTTAGAAAATCAGAATATGGTAGAGAATCTTTTACTGGTACAGAGTCATACAATGCCGCAGAAGACCTTTTATTGCATGGATGGGATGAAGTCTCAAAGGAATTTACACAAAGTATTAAAAAGGTAAATACAAGCGTTTCATTTAAGAATAGAAATTGTTATGGGGTAGCAGGCTATCAATGTTCTGTACCTAGATATTTACAAGGTATTCCGACAAATATGATTTCAAGCAAAAGAGTTCCTGTAAAAAACAAAGTAATAAGCATAACAAAAAGTATATCATATAATTGTAGTGTTGGAACAAAAACAATAAAAGAGCAGTCCTTGAAAGTTTTGAGACTTGTAAACAAACTAGAATCGGATGGATACAGAATTAATTTAAACATTGCTCTTGTTGCAACAAATAATAGTTATGCAAAAAATCCTAAAATGGTTTCACTTGTTGTAAAAATAAAAGATGCTTCACAAAGAATGAACATAAAACAAATGGCATTTCCTATGGTTCACCCATCTATGCTAAGAAGAATTATGTTTGGATTAATAGAGCGTTTACCAGAGTGTGAGTATCTTGGTAGTTTTTATGGAATACCAGCAAGAAACAGTGATGCCAGATTATTGTTTGAAAAAACTTATTTCATTCCTGCAATGGTAGAAGAAGAGGAAATTACAGATATAGAAAAATATAAATGCTAGAGTATTGATATAAGCTTCGTATATACGTTTTAAATCAATTCTATATAAATAAAGGTAATCTTTATAGGGTAGAATAGAAAAATGGCTTAGAATGTGTATATGAAGTTTATTTTTTTTGATAAAAGTTCTTGACAACACAAAACAAAAGAAGTATAATGTGTTAAAGGGAAGGGGATTATAGGGGTTAGGATTTAAGGTTGTTAACCTTAATTAACTTTTATAAAACAAACTAAATAAAAGTTTTAAAAACATATTGACAAACAAAAGTATTTATGTTATTATAAGTACAACAAAGAGATAAAACAAAATGATAGGAGAATAAGATAATGAAAACAAGAAATATTTTATCAGTAACAAAAGAAGGAAATAAAGCAATAGCAGAAGTTAAAACAGATTTTGGTACAGTAAAATTAAAAAGAACGTTTAGAAGACATACAAAAAAAATTAGGGAATTACAAAGACAAAACATTTATTGTTTTGAGATTCAAGGTATTTTATATTGGTATAAGTTCAATGATAGTAATGTTGGAACACAATATAAAGAGCCAGAAGATTTTAGAAGTGAAACAAGAACAACAAATAGTCTTAGAAAAGGAATTAAAGTTAATAACAATAATGTTGAACTTCCAAAAGTAGAAATTAAAGAAATTAAAAAAGAAGAATCTAAACAGAATAAACAGGAAGAAGGAAACACAAAAGAAGTAAAGCATTATCAGTATGATACAATTAAAGCCTGTATTGAAAATGATATTCCTGTATATCTGGCAGGTGAAGCAGGAACAGGAAAGAACTTCACACTTGAACAAATTAGTTGGGAACTTGGTTTAGAGTTTTATTTTACAAACAGTGTTCAGCAAGAATATAAATTAACAGGTTTTATTGATGCAGGAGGAACATATCATGAAACAGAATTTTATAAAGCATTTAAGAATGGCGGTATATTCTTCTTAGACGAAATGGATGCAAGTATTCCAGAAGTATTAGTTTTGTTAAATGCCGCTATCGCAAATAAATACTTTGAGTTCCCAAATGGTAAGATTCATGCACATAAAAATTTTCGTGTAGTTGCCGCAGGAAATACAGTTGGCTCTGGTGCAGATGAAATGTACACTGGCAGAATGGTATTAGACCAAGCAACGTTAGATAGATTTGTAATCATTGAATTTGGATATGACAGAAATATTGAGTTATCTATTTCAAATAACAATGAAGACCTTGTGGATTTTATAAGTGATTTAAGAACAGAAGCCAATAACAATGGTATTCGTGCAACATTTTCTTACCGTTGTATTATGATGGTAACAAAACTTGAAACAACAAATATACCTTTAAAACAGATTATAGCAATAGCAGTATTTAAGGGTATGACAAAAGATACAATTAATAGTTTTAGAGCAACAGGTTCAAATAAATATTATAAAGCATTATATGATTTACAGGTGGCATAACAGCCGCCTTTTATTTTTGTTATGTTTTTAAAAAAAAAGTTTCAAAAAGTTGTTGACAAAACATAGTGTATGTGTTAATATATAATTGTCAAAAGGAAATGAAAACATTAGAAAGAACAAAATAGGAGGAAACAAAAATGAAGAAAGCAAACATAACAAAGAGATACAATTTAAGTGAGATTATGAAAAGAGCATGGGAACTTAAAAGAAGCCATATAGATGCAATCTTTTCAGAATGTTTAAGAGAAGCATGGTTAGAAGCAAGAGAAGGAAACTTCGTTGCAGGAACAACATACAGAACATATATTGGAGAAAGAGCAGAGAGATATGTTGTTGAAAAAGTAACAAACAAAAATGTTGTTGTTACATTCTTCAAAGGTTGTAAGTATGAAGAAACAAGACGTTGTAAGATAATTGACAATGGTAGAACACAGGTGGCATTTTTCAAAGGAATTTACCTTGAGTCTAGTGATGATAAGGTAGCATAAAAAACCAAAATATTTGTTGACATAAAACAAAACATATGTTATAATTAAGACATCAAAAAGAAAAGGAGAAAACAAGATGTATAGAATTTATGAATTAACAGATGAAGCAAAGAAACAGGGAATGAATTGGGATGAAGCTATTTACAATGGCGAAATCCAGACAGTAGAAGAGTTTGAAACAAAAGAAGAAGCTTTACAGGCTTATGAGGAAGAATATAATGACCCAGACCTGTACGGAGTAGAGTAGAAGATAGAACAAAAATAAGGAAAGAAGGTGATATAAATTTATAGTTTTCCTATTTATTGGACAGAGATAATGAAAATTGAATTCTTGCAAAGAGTAATATTAGTTCATAGTTATTTATATTATATGTTAGACGATAGCGTATGGACTGATAAACATTATGACGAGATAGCAAAGCAATTAACAAGCATGCAGAAAGAACATACAGAGGATTGGGTGAAAGTAAATACACAATATGGATATGTATTTTACGATTATGATGGTACAACAGGTTTTGATTTATGGGATAGATTAAAACAAAAAGATAGACAAAAGATATTAAGCATAGCAGAAAGCAGAAAGATGGTGAATGAAATAGAATGAAAGCAGATTTTGAGAAAGGTACAAAGGTTTGTTCTAGGTGTAGAAAAGAATTGCCTTTGAGTATGTTTACTAAACATAAAAGTAAAAGCGATGGATTAAATGTTTATTGCAAAGAATGTTCTAACATTAGACAAAAGAAACAGTATAGAAAAGATATAGAACATTCAAGAGAGAAAAGGAGAAAAAATAGCAGTAAGCGGGTGTGTACATTTCAAAAAAAAGGAAGACCTCGTGGAAATAGCGGAATGTTAAAAAGAGATTATGAACTGACAGAGGAACAATTAAGAAGAAGAAACGCAGGTCGAGAATATCATAAAAATAATCATAAGCGTATAAATGCACAAGGTATTCTTATATGGTATGATGGAAAATTGCAAGACTTGGATTCAAAAGAATATCGCAATATAATGAGTAAGGAATATAATAGACAAAGAACTTGTGCAATAAGAGGATGTGTTACAAAGGTAACTGCATCTGAACATTTTTTGTTTGATTTTGATTTAGAGCAAATGTTAAAAGACAATGCATATAATACTTATGGAAAACGTAGATATTATATAACAAAATGGTGGAAAGGTGAAATAAGACACTGGACTGTTAATGATGGAATATGGAAGGAAGGATGAAAAGAAATAATGGCTAAAAGGTCAACAAGATTTTACCGCAAGAATGAAGCAGAAGTAATGCATAGAATAGGTATTAATCCCACAATAAATTCTGGTGCAGGTTGGATTCAGAAAGAAGATGGGGAAAGCGATTTATTTATGTGTCAGCTAAAGTCAACGGACAACAAGAGCATAAGTGTAAAGCAAGAGGACATTAATGCATTAGAATATCATGCCTGTACCTCACATAAGATACCTATATTCGCATTACAGTTTTTAACAACAGATAGTGTATATGTTATGATACCAGAGGAAGAGTTCAAAGAGTATCAAGAATATAAAAAAGCAAAACAAAATGAAACATTTTCACAAAAAAGTGTTGACATTGAAGAAGAAAAGGAATATAATAAAGATACGCAAAAGGTTAATAGAGATATTAATAAAATGCGTAGTACAAGAGAACAGTTTTATAAACAGATGGAACAAGAGAGAGAACAACAGGAAAGAAAATTTAAAAACAAAATGAAAGAAAGGAGAAAATCGAATTGGAAAAGAAATTCAGACAAAAAGGTGTAGCAACCTTTGAGGGTTTGAATATCGGTAAAAACAAGCAGGTAACCTTAAAGGTCAAATTGAGATATGATGAAGTGGTAACGTCTGTAGAACTTTTACAGGGATTAAATACAGATATTACAATTCAAGCAAAGCTTGGTGGTGAGTCAGTAAGTTTAGGAATGTTTACCATCGGAGGTATTAATTTTGACAGAGATGGAAATGCAGTCATTCCTTTTAAGTCATTAACAGAGAATGTTAATCTTGATAAGATTACAGAGTTAGTTGACGAGGAATATATACCTCTTAGATTTTTAGCGGTATTAGAGCTACCAGAAACAACAGAGAGTGAGGATGAAACAGAATGGGAAGATTAAAGTATAATCAGCTTGCAAAAGCACAGACAAAAGAAAACAGAAATGTTGTGATTTCAGAAGCCGCAACACTTGATGGTGAAACATTAGGTTATGCGGTATCAGAACAAATTGTAATCCATGAAGGAGAAAAGGATACAACAATGTTCTTAAAAAATGGATTAGGAATTGTTTCTAAAGAAGGACTTGTAAATTTGCGTGATGCAATCAATAAAACATTAGAACAAATTAATTAAAAACTTGTTGACATAACATAGTTCATATGTTATAATATAAATGTAAAAAAAGCAGATAAACAATCAATTTAAAAAAAGAAAAGGAGAACAAGAACATGACGAACAAAGAATTAGAAATGGTAATCGAGATTAAGGAAGCAGAGTTAGCAGGATTAAAAGCAAAGCTTGAAGGATGCGAAGAAAAGAATGAAGAACCAGAGAAAGAAGTAAAAAGACCAGCAAGAGGAAAGAAAGCGGCAAAGGCTAAACCAGAGCCAGAAGTAGAGGAAGAAGAAACAGAAGAAGATGCAGATGATTATGAAAACATGACAAGCACAGCACTTTATAAGTTATGTTGTGAAAGAGGTATTTCTTCTAAGTGTAAGAAGCGTGATAAGAAAACATTAATCGCAGTTCTGAAAGAAAATGATGCCGCACAGGATGCAGAGGACGATTGGGAAGATGAAGAAGAACAGGAAACAGACCCATATGCAGGTAAGACGGCGAAGGAGCTTTACAAGATGTGTAAAGATAGAGGATTAGCCGCAGTACCTAAGAAATCAGCAGAAGTTTATGCAAAGATTCTTAAAAAGGCAGATGCAGAAGCCGCAAAGAAAACAAATACAAAAGCACAGGTTGAGGAAGAAGAGGATGACGAGGACGATTGGGAAATCTAACTCAATAGATATGGGAAGTATGCTCTAGCAGTATATAATAATAAAGTTAATTAATAAAATTGCAAAGGCAGGTAGGTTGGTAATAAAACTTACTTGCCTTTTTATTTAGGAGAGAACAACATGAGAATGAGTGAAAAAGTTCAAGAAATGTTATTGATTGATTGTAGAAAGCAGGAAGGAAAAGAAAAGATTAATAAGATACTATGGAAGATTAAGCCTATTAAACAGAAAATGATTAAGTTAGGCTATGTAAAAGGTGATATAGTACCTTTAGAACAGTTAGAGAAGTTTTTGCAGTTTGTTAGGATGCAGTATGGGTATAGAACACAGTGGATAAATTCATATTTTGAAACAGATAAAACAAAAAAGCCACATAAAACAAAATTTGTTTTTTATACACATGGTCTTGTTGATGTGGAAGGTGAATGGATAACAAACATTGAAGGGAAAACAATCTGGGAATTGTTTGCAAAGACAGCCATAGTATTTTATGACGAGATAAAGAAGGGAGAACAGAAAGAATGAGTAAAAACAAAAATGAAGAATTGATTATGCCAAAGACAAAAGCAACCTTTTATACAGACGGTGCTTGTTCTGGTAATCCGGGCATTGGTGGATGGTGTTATGTTGAGGTAGTACCTTATAAGAATGAATATAAAACAGAAACAACAGTAGGTGGTTCAGATGATACAACAAACAATGAAATGGAATTGTTAGCCGCTTACAATGCCGTATTAAAGGCATATAGAGAAGGAGTCAAAGAAGTTACAATTTATTCTGATTCGGCTTATGTTGTGAACCCTGTACAAAATAGTTGGTTATTAAAATGGAAATCAAATGGTTGGCAGACTTCCACAGGTAAGGAAGTTAAGAACAAAAGAATTTGGGAACGTATGGCAAAATTGATTTATGAAAAAGGTATGTATATTAATTTTGTTAAGGTAAAAGGACATTCAAGTGATTTATTAAATGATTTGGCAGACAGGGGGGCAACAAATGAAATTGAACGTAGAAAATATGAAATTATGGGTATGTAATTTATTAAAGGCTATCTTATGTGGTTTTAACGCTCTGATTGAGCGTGTAGCAGGTTTTATATATAAAAATGCTAGAGAGATAGGAACGGTAGTAAAAGTCTTATATGTGGTCGTTATGGTGGCTTATATCAAGTGTGATGCGATAGATGCATTTGTCATAACAATTTGTTTGATGTGTATAGCATATGCTATTAAGATAGCCTATCAGAAGTTACATAATATGAATGAGGATTTTATACCAAAACCAAGAGAACGGTTTACTAAGGTAAATAAAAGAGGAATGATAGAGGTAGATAGAAGTAGGTGGCAGGAATTAATACAGTATGTATTTGAATTAGAAGAATATATGCAAGAAAAACCTTGACAAATAAAAGGTATTATGATATATTATATACATGGAACTCATAAGGATAATTGAGGAAGGAATAGCCATTAAATATTCGCCATTTAACATAAAATAAAACTAAATAATGATACGACATAATCTTGGTTTAGTTTAAGATAAATTTTTAAAAATTAGGCATGGTAGCTCACAAAGTAAAATTCCTTTAAGTTAAGTTGATTAATGTAAAGTAGCTGTTAATTGATTATGTCGTATTAAATATAGGCGGTAAATAAATACCGCCTTTTTAAATATTAAAACAAAAAGGAGGGAGAACAAATTTGGGTAGAAAGGGAGAAATGCCAGAGAGCTTTAAAGATGGGAAAATAGATAAATATAATTTCAGAAACAGAACGCCCGAAGAAATGCAGGAGATAGTAAGAAAATCTCATGAGAAGAAAAAAGAAAACAATAGAAAGAAAATGGAACTACAAAATTGTATGAGAAGTATTCTTGATTTAGGTGTACAATCTGAAAAACAAAGGAAAGTCTTAAAGTCGTTTGGCATAACAGATAAGAAGATAACAAATAAAGTGTTGTTGATGGTATCTTTGTATATGAAAGGTGTTAAAGGTGATGTACAGGCAATCAGAGAGATTGTGAATATGATGGACAGGTTGGACATTCTGGAAGACACAGGTAACATAACACAAGGTATCAATATTAACCTTGTTCCTGTGCAAAGTAATACAGAGCAAGAACAACAAGAGTTATCAGACGAGGATGCATACTGGGATTTAGAAGATGAATCAGAAGATTGGGGAGAAGATATTTACAAACCATGAAAACAAAACAAAAGAACAAAAAGAAAGAACCAAAAGTATTATGGATTGCGGCAACACCAGATAGGTATGAGTTCCCGATATGTGTTTGTGATAGTCAGAAAGACCTTGCAAAGCGTTTAGGAACTACAGTGAGCAATATATCCCATCTGGCAGAAAGAAAGCGTAGGAGCAGTCGTAGTAAGTATTATATATATAAAGTGAGGAATGTGTAATGGTATGCAACGTATATAATTCATTGAGTATAAGACAGAAACCAAACAGAAAAGGTAAGGTTTTAGGAACAGTACCAATGAGTAAAGCAGTTAACATTGTTGGAAAAAAATATGTGTGGGATAAAAATATTCCATATGTAAAAGTACAGTATTGTAACATTACAGGATATGTAAATGCTAAGTATGTTAAAGGACTTGTGTTGAAGAAAAAGCAAAAGAAAAATAAAAAATATCCGTGGGTAGCTGTATTAAGTAATGGAAAACAAAACAAAAGAATCAAAGTAGTAAAACAATATAGTTTTGGAGAATATATATCAAAACATGGTTGTTCCATTGCCGCTATTGTAGAAGCATTAGAGATTTATGGAATAAATAAAAGTCCATATGAAATAAATAAATATTGCAGAAGCCATTATAAGTTTAATGGCAGTAAGGTAGCAATTCATGGAGCGTATAAAACAGTAAAAGCAATATCAAAAAAGAAACCTGTTTATCATGATGTAAAACAAAACAATAAAACAAATATTAGAAAGATAATAAAAGAGTCTTTAAAGGCAGGCAAAAAAGTAGTGATTGAACAAAAGAATCCAATCCATACCTACATTGCTTTAGGATTTGCCCTTAATGGTAAAATAGTAATTGCAACAAGTGGACAGCTTAAGGAAGTATCGCTCTCATGGATTATGAAAACAATAAACACAGGTGATGGTTCAAAAGCAGATTATTTCAAAGGTTCAAAAGCAGATGCAGGTATTTTTATTATTTAGTCAAATAGAGCCATAGAAGCATTTTAAGGTATAAGTGTATAAATGCCCTGTAAAAATATATAGAATGTATATATGAGCCTATATGAAGCCTAGAAAGGTGGTCTAATATGTTTGTGATTAATATAAATTGTAATAATTGCGGTAATAAGAATAATTGTATGTATAAAGACAGGACAAAAGAATTAAAACAAATCTTAGAAAAGCAATATGATAAAAACAAATACTATAATTTAGGTGGCTATATAAAGTGTGCATTTTATGTATCAGAATAATATAATATATAAATATATTTAATATAATATATATAAACAAACATTTTTAGAACGGAACAACAAAACATAACAGAAAGGAATAAAACAATATGGGAAACAAAGAACTAAACATAACATATAGACCAATAAAGGAATTAAAACCATATAAGAAAAATGCAAAGAAACATAACAAAGAACAAGTAGAACAGATAGCCAATAGTATCAAAGAGTTTGGTTTTACACAGCCTGTTATAATTGATAAATATGATTGTGTAGTAGCAGGACATGGAAGAATACTAGGAGCAAAGAAAGCAGGATTAAAACAAGTACCTACCGTATGTTTAGATGAATTAACAGAAGAACAAATAAAAGCATATAGGTTAGTAGATAACAAACTGAATGAATCAGAGTGGGATAATGAATTATTAAAACAGTCATTAGATGAAATCATAGAAATGGACATGGAAGCCTTTGGCTTTGAATTAGAGGTGATGGAAGATGAAATGCTAGAGGTAGAACCAGAAGTGCCTTTTACCGAAGTATTGAATGAGGAAAACAATTATATTGTTTTAAAGTTTAATAATAAGATAGATTGGTTAAATGCATTAGGAGTGTTTGGCATTGAGAAGGTACAGGCATATCCTACAAAGAAGAATGGCAATAAAAAATCATTTGGTACAAGGGCAGGTGTAGGAAGGGTGCTAGACGGTCAGCAAGCTTTAGAAAGGGTGCAAGGTAATGAAATATAATGGGAAAGAAATTGTTGTGGTTTGTCCGTCATATAAACGGTATAAGGTGGAAACATTAGTGTATATACCATTTTGCAAAGTATATGTTGCACCAGAAGAGTATGAGAGTTATATAGACTATAACCCTAGACATGAAGAAAACATTGTTAAGTGTCCAGAAGGAATACAGGGGAATGTCAGCAGGGTAAGAAATTATATATTAGATACAGAATTTGAGAATGGTGCAGATATTGTTTGTGTTGTTGATGATGATTTAAAAGCAATAGAGCATTTTGAAATGTCAGAAGATGGTTCTTACGCATATGAGAAAGTAAAAGTAAAACAAAACGATTTGTTAGACTTCATTTATCGTTATTCTTTATTATGTGAGGAATGGGGATTTAAAATGTGGGGAGTTAACATAAACAGTGATACAATGTCTTACAGGCAGTATACCCCATTCAGTACAAACAGTGTTGTTCTTGGGCCTTTTGGTGTATTTCTTAAAGGCATGAAGTGCAGGTATGATGAAACATTACCATTAAAAGAAGACTATGATATGTTTATACAAAATTGTAATGAATACAGGGGAGTATTGAGATTAAATAAGTATCATTATGTGTGTAGGCAATCAGAACAAAAAGGTGGTTGTGCTATGTATCGTAGCATGGAAAGAGAAAAAGAACAATTTGAAAAATTAAGAAATAAGTGGGGAAGTGATATAGTTAAGTTGGATAAGTCAAATAAAGGAAGGTCAAAAAAGAAAAAGAAATATATTGACTACAATCCTATTATAAAAATACCAATAAGGGGGATTTAGATATGGATGAATGGGATGAATTAGAGAAAAGATATGAACCAAAAGGAAATTATAAGATGCATGATGAAAACAAAAATGCATTATTGAGAAATTATGTTGTTCCACCATTTAGTGTGTTAGATACAAAAGCTGGATATTGGCAGAATAGAAAAAAACAGCTATTTGATTATGTTGGGGATAGCACAAAAGGAAGATGTGTTGAAACAATTAGTAGTAATCTTATTAAAATGAATAGCACAAGCATGTTCGACCCAGTATTGTGTGAAATTATGTATAAGTGGTATTGTCCAAAGGGAGGGAAAATTATTGATTGTTTTGCAGGTGGAGCAGTAAGAGGTTTGATGGCATATAAGTTTGGTTATGATTATTTCGGCATAGATTTAAGTAGAAAACAAATAGAAGAAAATGTGAAAAGAGCAAAACAATTAAGAATAAAACCGAACAATGGATTGGTTTGGAAATGCGATGATAGTCTTAACATTGACAAATATGCAGAGAATGATAGTTTCGATTTGTTGTTTACCTGTCCACCTTATTTTAATCTGGAAGTATATAGCAATGATAAAAGAGATATAAGTAATATGAACATTGTTGAGTTTGAGAAAATTTATAAAATTATATTACAAAAGACTGTGAGTAAATTAAAGAATAACAGATTTGCGGTAATTGTTGTTGGCAATGTAAGAAATGAAGATGGAGTGTATATTGACCTTGTAGGTATGACAAATAAAATAATGGAGCAGTGTGGTTGTGGTTTATATAATGATTGTGTGTTATTAGAAGCACTAGGCTCTGCACCAATAAGAGCAAGCAGAATGTTTGGAAGTTATAGAAAACAGGTACATATTCACCAAAATGTACTAATATATTATAAGGGAGTACCAAACAAAAAAAATTTGAAAAAATTTATGAGTTTAGTTGAAAGATAGCAAACAGTAGGGTAATATGTAGTTACGAACAGGAATACAGAAAACACTCGGAAAGATTTAGGCACTCATTTAGAGTGCCTATTTTATTATAGAAATAAATATAAAACAAATTACCAAAAGGTATTGACATATTAATATATTATGTTATAATAAATATAAGTTAATAAGAGAGAACAAAAACAAAAGGAGAGAGAAAACAATGTTAAAATTTAAGAAAGATAAATTAATTAATGGATTATGGACAACAGAAAACGGAGTTTATGTTATAGAAAAAGATACAGAGTTTAATAAATATTATTTATATGTAAATGGAACACAATATGCAGAAGCTAAAATATTAAAGACAGTTAAGAAGTATGCAGAAGAACATTATAACAAATAAATTTAAAAATAACTGTTGACAAAACAAAATGTTTGTTGTATAATAAAGACAGTTGATAGAGAGAACAAAATTCAAAGGAGAGATAAAACATGAAAACATTATTTGTTAAGAAAAAAAAGAGCATATTTGATGGAACATACACAGTTAGTCTTTACAATGAAGATGGTGAGGAAATGATTTCAAGAAGTTTTTTAGAAGAAAGCGAAATCTTCCCTGTAAAAGTAGAATTAATACAGATTGCAAACAAGCATGGTTATGAAGTTAAATAAAATAAAAAAGTTGTTGACAAAATAAAGAATAGATGTTATAATAAAGTTACAAAGTTGATAGAGAAAACAAAAAAGAAAGGAAGTAAATATTATGTTATACAATGTTGAGGTAAGAGAGAACAATACACAGGAGTTTGATAATTGGGTAGGAGATTATACAGAAGCAGAAACAAAGGAAGAAGCAATCGAATTAGTAAAACAATGGTTGATTGATAATGGTTATACAGATGATGTTGAGGAGTTAGAGTTTGAAGTTGAAGAAGTTGAATAAATATGATTTTAAAGTAATAGATGAATTTGATTGTGATATTACAAAAACAGTAAGCGTGACAAGAGTAAACAAATAAAGGAGAATAAAAAATGAATGATACAAAGAAGAACTACAATATATTGTTAGAAGCAATTAAAACAAACAACATTAGTGCAGAGGATTTACTTGACGCATTTACAAATTGGCATGGGTTACAGTTACTTGATGATGATTTCATTGAGTTCTTAAAAGATGAACAAGTTATCTATTAAGTGTAAGAGCATAAAGCAAAAAAGAGGGATAAAAACATGGTGATTAATGATTTAATGGATTTAATAAAAAAGTTGTTTGGTGATGATTATGCAAACATAGTTATAATTGATTCAAGCAATAGAGAAAGACACGAAGCAGAAAGTTTAACAGTCAAGGAATTAAAGAAATATAATATAAATAAAATAGATAATATATTGGCAAAGGATGATAAATTGTATATTTTATTTTAATAATAAGAGGAATTGAAAAATGGATATAGAAGAAAGAATGTGTAGGTATCCAGAGTATTTTACAAAACAAGGTAAATACATTTGGGAGAATGGTTTGGAAGGGCAAGTGGAAGATATAATGGAGAAGATTCCATGTAGTAGAGAAATGGCAATCGAATATGTTTATTTGATGAATAAAGTGTTTAAATAAATTAAAATAATGGTTGACAAACATATATGGTTGTGTTATTATAATCTTGCAAATAGATTTTTCACCTTTATAAAAACCTTGTCGGTGGTATAGGTTAAACCGTCATAATGGGTATTAGCCAAGCGGTAAGGCATAGGACTTTGACTCCTAGATGCGTTGGTTCAAATCCAACATACCCAGTAAGGAAAGTTAGCTCAGATGGTAGTAGCGTTCGGCTCATAACCGATAGGTCGTAGGTTCGATTCCTACACTTTCCATTTGTAACAAATAAATAAAACATTAATCAAGAAAGGAAACAAAGAAATGGAAGAAAACAAAAACAGAGAAGAAAGAACAAGAACAGAGAATTATGAAAAAATGACCGCAAAAGAGTTGTTTCATAGATGTTTAGACAAAGGTATCGAATGTCCTATTAAAAAGTCAAGAGAGTATTATCTTGAATTGTTAAAAGGGACTAAAACAAAAGAAGAAGCAAAGCAAGATATTATCATCGAGAAGCTTGATAATATTCAGATTCAGAATGGTGTTGTAATGTCAACAATAGGCAATATAATTTTTGTTATGTTAGACAAAAAGGATAAATTAGATTTGAATGTTATACATAGAGCTAGTTTAGATGATTGCATTGCAACTATTGCAGGAGCATTAAGAAAGATAGAAATGGACACAAGAATGTATACAGAAGAAGAAATGAAACAAAGTGATAAAAAAGCAGGTGATATTTTAGATATGATTTTAGATTTATTAAAATAATGCCTTGACAAAATAAAATAATATGATATACTATTAATAGACAGAAAGCAATGTAGTAGGTGCGAATATAAAGTATCATTACATTGCTTTTTGTACTATGTAGAGGTAGGTAGAGAACAAAGATGGATATTGATGTAAAAATATCAGAAAGGTTTTCATCCTACATCATGGACTGGGATTATGAAAAGTATTTAGTAATTGGTGGTTATGGTAGTGGTAAGAGCCAAGCAACAGCACAGAAGATAGTGTTAAAACTATTACAAGAAAAGCGTACCTGTTTGGTTGTAAGAAATGTATTTACAACGATAAAGGATTCTTGTTTTGAAATATTAAAACAAATTGTTAGTGACATGGATTTGTTATCGTTTAAAGACAAAGACAGAAACAAAATAGTGTTTGTTAAGTCTCCAATGGAGGTACGTTTTCCAAACGGTAGCAGAATTATATTTAGAGGTATGGATAATACAGAGAAGATAAAGTCCATACACGGAGTTTCTATCGTTTGGATGGAAGAATGTTCAGAGTTAAATTATAAAGCTTATACAGAGATATTAGGACGTGTCAGACAGCCTAATATGACATTGCACTTTATATTAACGTGCAACCCTGTAGGAAGGGAAAACTGGGTGTATGATTTATTTTTTACACATACAGAAAAGAAGGAAGACAAGATTATTAAGAAGACCGTACAGGATGAAGAAGAGTTATATAGACGGAAAACATTAGTAAACAAAAGGAATGGTGTTTATTACCATCATAGTACAGTTGATGATAACCCATTCTTGCCGCAATCATATATAGACAATCTTGAGGAATTAAAGTATATTGACGAATCATTGTACCAAGTAGCCAGATTTGGTAAGTTTGGAGCAAATGGAATAAAAGTGTTACCGAATTTTACAGTTGCTACAAATGCAAAAGAATTTAAGGCAGTTGTACATAGGATTCCATCAAAATTTCATTTCTTTGGTTTTGATTTTGGTTTTGAAACATCATTTAATGCACTTATTTCTTGTTGTGTTGATGATGCAGAAAAGGTTTTATATATTTATGATGAAGTATATATGAACAATATAACTGATGATAGGTTTTCAAAAAGGGATGATGTACAAAAGGTAAAAGAGAGGTCTATTGCATTAGATAAACCAATTATATGTGATAGTGCAGAGCCTAAAACAATTCAGTATTATAGACAAGAGGGTTTTTATGTTAAGAAGTGCAAAAAATATATTGGCAGTAGATTGCAGAACACAAAGAAAATAAAGAGGTTTAAAAAGATTGTTTGTTCACCTCGTTGTGTAAACACAATTATAGAGTTAAAAGATTTAGTTTATGCAAAGGATACAAAGGATGAACCAATATACGACCAGTTTAATATAGATAGTCATGTTCTATCGTCTTTGTGGTATGCATTAGATAATTATACAGTAGCAGATATAAAAGAACAAAAAACAAATAGTAGAGCAGGATAAGGTTTAATGTGAAATGTGGAAGGGAGAACAGAGAAAATGAACAATAGCAAGTGGAATAAAAATAAAAAGGAGGTAATGTAATATGAAAGATGTACAACAGAAAACTTGTTCTGCCGGGGTGCAGACAGTGTTTACTATGTCATTAAGACGTAGTCAGTTTTTGGTTAAGAATTTTACAGATAATCAAATCACAGTAAAACTTGGAGACAATGAATCTTACAGTATAATTGGTGCAGGAAGTTGGGAGCGTGTATTTAATAACATAGAAGATAGAACAAGTGGAACAAGTGAAGCAACAAACATTGTTAAGGTTACAGCGGTAGAAGAAGGACTCGTTGAAGTTGCAAGTGTTGATTTTTAGGCAGTGTGATAGTATGATTAAAAATAATAGAAATAATGAACAAATATATGGTCGTAATGATATGATAATGTTAGACCAGAATAACAAAATTTATGGTAGTCTTGGACTCGCTGATAAATATGTTATGAGAACAGAAGAGGGAACAAGATTGGTATTAAACAATCCAAAGCAGGGTAGGTTTGGTGATGTATTAACAGAATTTAATATGTATGGACGTAGTGAACAGTTTTCGACAACAGGTGCTCAATTGTTTAACGAAAATATTGAAATAAAAAATAGAGGAGTAACTATAAAAATAAATGGTTCAACTGTTACTTTTAAGGGGACTGTTTCTGATGAATCTAGTTCTAGAGTTAATTTTCAAAAAAAAATAATATTAAAACCTGGGAAATATACAGCTAGTTCCTCAAATAAAAAAATATTTGCTGATTTTTCAGTGAAAAAAGCTAATGATAAAACGATATATAGTAGTCATATAGAGATTGACGGAACGGAAGAAGAAGTAAGGGTTAGAGTACTATTTGGGGAAAGACCATCTGCTAAAGGTGATATTATTAATGAAACAACTAATATTATGGTTAACGAGGGAGACATAGCACTTCCATACGAACCATACACAGGTGGAAAGCCTTCTCCATCACTAGAATATCCACAGGAGATTAAGAGTGTTGTGAATCCAACGGTAAAAGTATCAAGTGAGGATGTATTAAAGGTTCAATCTGTTACATTTCCATACACATTAAATGCCATCCCAGTAGCATCCAGTGGCAATGTAACGATTGATGGTCAGCAGTGGGTGTGTGACGAGGTGGATTTGGAGAGAGGGGTGAAGGTGCAGAGGGTAAAGAGTGTCGACATATCCTCGCTGGACAAATCTTTTTGGGTATTTCGTAATGACGTTGGCGCTAATGTATCTGCGACGAGATATTCAAACGAAGCGGTCATAGTAGATTTCAGAACTAGAGCACCTGCTATGAGTAACATACTCCCAGCAGGCGTAGGCAATGATGTAAATACATTTAGGCTTGTGGCTACTCCCACATATTTATATCAATTCAATCTGGACTCTTCTAAATTTCCTACCGTTAAATCATGGGTTAAATACTTGGAAGCTAATACTGTGCTCATTATATATGCTCTCGCCACTCCCATCGAAACTCCGCTCACCCCTGCCGAAATTGCCGCCTTTAGTGCATTTACAACATATTATCCAGTAACTATTGTTGAGAATAACTATAATACATGGATGAAAGCAACATACAAATCCATGGAATCAGTTTAAAAGTGGTGATTGTATAGAATGAACGAAGGATGGAAAGAATTAAGTGAAGAAGAATCAAAGAAGGAGTAGAAATGATATTTAAGAATAGTAAATTATTTGAATTAAAAAGAGTAAAGGATGTACAAGAGCAGAGTTTAAAAGCAGAACATGATGATTATATGATAGGTTTATATAATGGGTTAGAGTTAGCCGTTGCAATTATGGAAAATAGAAAACCTGTATATTTATCTTGTATAAAAGAGCCAGAACAAATTGAGAATATAGAAAAACAAGAAGTAGGGAGAACTTGTTATAATGGTATTATTGTAAGGAAGGAAAGCTGAGTAATTAAACTTGACAAAACATAATATTAAGTTCTCTTGCATATAAGGTCTATAAATTTTTATATATAATAGAGGTGCTTATATGATTGATAGCAGTATTGTTATTGGATATGGTGTAGTAGCATTAACAGCAATAGTTGGCTTATTTACAGCATTGTATAAGCCATTAAACGAAAACACAAAACAAATGACAGAGTTAATAGTTAAAATGGGAAAGCTTACAGAAGAATTAGAGAAACAAAACAGAGATTTTGAAGAATATAAAAAACATGTTAGTAAGTCACAGCAAAAACAATGGGATGAAATAAACACGCATGGAAAGGAAATTATAGAATTAAAACATGATTTTGAAATGTGTAGACAGGAAAATGGAAAGGAGAATAAACATAATGTTTAAGAATTGTGTATTTAAACCAGATGTGAATACAATTAAGTGGTGTAAGGCAACAGGAGTTAGAGCAATTAAAACAATGGCACAAACAGCAGTTGGTGTTATTGGTGCAGGAACGGTAATTAGTTCTGTAGATTGGAAAATGGTAGTGTCTGCTAGTATTGTGGCAGGTGTTGTGAGTGTTTTAACAAGTATTGCAGGTATTCCAGAAGTAGGTGCTAACGATGAAAACATTTAGAGCAAATGGTGAAGGGATGAAAATTGTAAAAGAGTTTGAAGGATGCCAGTTAAAAGCCTATAGGGATGAAGTAGGGGTTTGGACTATTGGGTATGGCATTACAAACTCTGACAAGAGTATTACGGGTAGAACAATCAAAAGTGGTATGAGGATAACAAAAGATACCGCCAACAAATGGCTTTTAGAATCTTTAAGAAAGAAATACTCGCCCTTAGTTAATAAGTATGATAACATTTATCATTGGAATCAAAATGAATTTGAAGCACTTGTTTCGTTTTGTTTTAACATTGGAAGTATTAAAATGTTAACGGCAAATGGAACAAGAACAAAGAAGCAGATTGCAGAGAAAATGTTATCTTATAATAAGGCAGGTGGAAGGGTTTATAGAGGTCTCACAAGACGTAGAAAAGCAGAAAGAGCATTGTTCTTAAAGGCAGTAGAACCAACTACCTATAAGGATGTATTTCCTGTATTGCCGCCAAGAGGATATTTCCAAATCGGTGATGGATATAAAACATATACAGAATACCCAACACAGATTAAGAGAGTACAAGAACTACTTAATTGGTTAGTAGATGTCGATTTGAGGATTGACGGTAAATATGGAGAAGATACAGCAAAAGCAGAAGAAAAAGCACAGAAAATGTTTAAATTAACTGTGAATGGTAAGTTTGGAAATGCAACATTAAACAAAGCAAAGAAATATAAAAAATAGCAATTAGCACCCTTTGGGGTGCTATTGTAGTATATGGATATAAAAGGAGTAGTAAAGATGAACATTGATGTAATAGGATTAGAAAAACAAAAGTCAAATGATTGTTTGATTGCCGCTAAAACATTCCCATATTTTATTTTTGGGAATTTTATCAAAGGGGATAGAGGGAATATTTATAGAAATGAGGTCTACGAGTTAATCCAGTATTTTTTAGATTATCAGTGTGGAGCAGATTTTAAACCAGAAGGGGCAAAGGGGGACTATATCCCATCAAATTACAAGTTTAAAAAGATAAAAACATTAATTGATAAAGAAGCAAGATTCATGTTTTCGCAACAACCAGAAATCAAGGTAAAAGCAAGGTTGACAGATGATAAGAGTTTACAGGATGCCGAGTATTTACAAACAGTAGTAAATGAGGTGTTAAAAAATAGTGGATTTTCAAACCTTTTGTTACAAAGTGCGAAGGATTGTTTTGTTGCTAAAAGGGTAGCCGCATTAGTAGATTATTCAGAAGAAGATGGAATCGCAATCCATTTTTATAACAGCTTGCAGTTTTACTATGAGTACCAGTATGGAACAAATAAGTTAATCAAATTTGTTTCGTTTGAATGTGTTGAACAGGATATAACAGTTGGAGGCTCATTATATTTGGTGAATGAATATACCGTTCGTAGCGGTGTTGTTTACATGAGTTCCGCAATTTATAAAGGTTCGGGGGTTTTGTCGGAGCAGTTAATTGAGGAACATAAAACAGATTTAAAACAAATACCTGTGGCAATTATTATTAATGATGGAACATTAATGAATAAAAGAGGTATGTCAGAGGTTAGGCAGTTGGCAGAAGGAGAATCAACTTACAGCAAGTTGGCAAATGCAGATGTAGATTGTGTTAGAAAGGGAATGAATCCGATTAGATATACTGTAGATATGAGCAGAGAAACGACAAAGAATCTTAGTTCTTCCGCAGGTTCTTACTGGGATTTAGAACATAATATGAATTTGGATGAACCGACTCCAATGATTGGAACATTGTCACCCGATATGGGGCATACAGAAGCACTAAAGAATACGCTTGACAGAATTAATTCTGAAATGTACAATGAACTTGACATCCCAAATATTTCTGAGGAAACATTAGTGGGAACAATTACAAGTGGTAAATCAATTAAAGCGTTATACTATTCCTTGATGGTTCGATGTGATGAAAAATTTAAAACATGGAAACCTGCAATAGAAAACATAATAAAATTCGTTTTGGAAATTGTTTTGTTAAACAAGGATATGACAAAAACAATTTACGAGATTCCACAATTAAATGATGTTGAGTATGACATCGTAATCAATGAAAAGTATGCATTATTGGATGATGAATTGGAAGAAAAGTCTTCTGACATGGAAGAGGTGCAAAATAATTTACGTTCTGTAAAATCTTATCTGAAAAAACATAGGCATGAAGATTTAATAACCGACCAACAAATTGATGAAGAAATTTTACAGATAGTCTATGAAAAGAGTATGTTCGATGGAGCGATTGTAAATCCTGTTTTGGATGATAGAACACAGGAAGAGGGAGCAAACATTGAAGTAAATAAACAGGTTGAAGAAGAAGAAATAAATCAGAAATTGGAAGAATAGTTATTGACAAATAATAAAAGTTGTGTTAATATATAATTACAAGAAAGGGGAAACAAAAGGTGGTGAAATGGCACGACAAAAATTTGATTTAAAGTCGGCTGAGGAAATTAGAAGAACATTAACAAAGAAACAGGAAAAACAAATATATCAACTTTATTTAGATATGTATAAGGATGTGTCTAAGAAATTAAAGAAGATAGGTAAATATAGCAAATTGGAAAAAGTCCAGTTAATTATGTTAAAGCGAGAGATAGAACAACAGATAAAACAAATTGATAAGGAATTGAAAACAGGAATAAAAAACAGTGTTAGAGATACATCAAAGTCGGTGATAGAAGATACAAGAAAGTTCTTGAGCAAATGTGGTTTCAAGGATATAGAACAAGCCTTTTATTATGTTCCAGATACGATTGTAAAGAGAATAGTTTCTGGTGATGTATATAAAGGGGATTGGACGTTATCTAAAGCCATATGGGGGCATACAAGAGATTTTAATACAAAGCTTGAGAGAATCATAGCGAATGGTACAAAGTATGGCAAAAGTGCCTATGAGATTGCTAGAGACTTAGAGCAGTATGTTAACCCACAACAGACAAAGAAAAGTAAAGTAATTAAGTTTAAACAATATAAAAGAGATAGCAAGGGCAAATTTGTTTTAGATAAAGATGGAAACAGAATATCAGAAGGGAGACAGAAAACATTTTATTTTGGAAATGTGGATTACAATGCACAAAGGTTGGCTAGAACAATGATAAGCCATGCATATCAACAAAGTTTTGAAATGGTAAATAAAAATGACCCATTTGTAAAAGGGTATATATGGCATAGTTCGGGGCAACATGGTAGAACTTGCCAGTTGTGTTTAAGTCGTGATGGGAGACTATTTCAGAAAGACGAATTACCATTAGACCATCCAAATGGTATGTGTACGTTTGAAGCATATATACCAGATGATATGAGTACAATAGCTGACAAAATAGGCAAATGGTATAGCTCACCTGTAGGAACATATCCAGATATAGATAAATATGCGTTAGATTTTATGGGAGAATAAAAGATGAATACAAATGTAATGTGTGATAAGTGTAAACATAATAACGTAGTTGGGAAAGGAAATCTAAAACAGAAGAAAGTAGTTGTTTACGAGTATGGAAAAAGGAATATTTTAAATATAATATATTTTGTTTGTTTAGAATGTAAATCAATCGTAGTCGTACAGATTGATGATGAAGAAACATTAAAAATAAAAGAATCATTATCAAGAACAATTATGCAGGCAGTAGAAACAAAAAGAAAGGGCGGTAAGGTAGGAAAGAAATTAAATTCTAAAAGAATTCGATTGACAGAATCATTAGATAAAAAGAGAGAAAAATTATTAGAAAAATATAAAAAAGAAGCAGAAAAAGTATTGACAGAAAATTAAAGAGGTGATATAATATGAGAGTAATATGTGATGGGTGTAAGAAAGAGTTTAAAATTAAACTCAAAAACAAAAAGATAGGGGAATATGAGATAACTTATTTTAGGTGTCCAAAATGTGGAAGAGAATACACCGTAACATATGACAATAATAAAACAAAAAATTTGAGACTGAGAATTAAAACAGCCTCGGAAACACTTAATCATAATCCCGATGAAAGTGTAAGGATGAAAAAAGAAAGAGAACGAGCTTTTCTTGTGGAAATGTTGAAACAAGAGGAAGCAAAAATAAAAGCAAATATAAAAAAGGAGAATGATGATGGAAGAAAATAAAACAAATCCAAACATTGAAGAGACAAACACAGAAGAAAACAAAACAGAAGTGAATACAGAGCAGAAAGAAAACAAAACCGAAACAAATAAAATTAATGTTGAGGAAACAAAGAAGCAGGGTGTAAATGAAATCTTAGCCGCTTTAGGTGTGGACAGCAAAGAAGATTTACAGACGATTGTGAGCAAATATCAGCAAGAGCAGGAAAATAAAAAGACAGACTTAGAAAAAGCAAATGATTCTAATAAAACTCTTACAAAGAGACTTGTTGAGGAAAAGGAGCGTGCTGATATTGCAGAAGCGAAATTAGCCGCTATTACGTTAGGAGCAAAGCCAGATTTAGTTGATGATTTAGTGATTGTTGCCAAGTCAAAGGCAACAGAGGATAAAAAGATTCTTGATGTTATCGAGGAAATCAAAAAGAGTAACAGCGGTTCTGTTTATTTTGTTTCGGAGGAAGAAAAGAAAGAAGATAAAAAGAATAGAACAGTGACAAGAACAAATTCTAAGATGCAGGAGAAAAAACAGAAAGAAGAAAAAGAAGAATCGGAGGGCGGTCTTGCACAGAGATTATTTGCAAGAAAGCAGACAACAAAAAGCAGTTATTTTTCACATAGTTAGGAGGGTAAACAAGATGTTTAATCAAACAGGAATTAAAACAGAAAAGTATGGAAACATTACGCAAATTCTTAAAAATGTAGAATTGCAAGAGTCAGTTGGAATTGTTGTTGATGATTCAGTCGCAACGGCTGACAGTTTAGGAAGAAAAATTGTCAAGGCAGGCACACCATTAACTGGTGACCTTGATAACAGAACAACAGCGTTCACAGCGGCAAAAGCAGGTTCTTCTACAGAAAAGTCTGATGCAGTAGGAGTTCTTTTGCACGATGTGGATGTAACAACAGGGGATGCAAACGGAACACTTTTGATTTTTGGATTTGTTAATACAAACCGTATTGATACAACAACAAAAGCAAAGATTACAGCACAGGTAAAAGAAGCATTGCCGATGATTAAATTCATCGCTTGTTAGGAGGTATAAGATGTCAATTTTTGATTTAATTATCAGTGGCGAGATTGTCGCATATTGGGAGTTATTACAACAGCATTTAGAGCCTTACATGGGGCAGGAGTTATTCCCAAATAACAAAAAATTAGGATTAAAATTACAGTGGTTAAAAGGTGCAAAAGGTTTACCGATTGTTTTAAAACCAAGTGCTTTTGATGCATCTGCAATTCCAAGACCAAGAATCGGATTTGAGAAATTATCCGCAGAAATGCCATTCTTCAAAGAATCGAAATATGTCGATGAAGAAATGCGGCAGGAGTTAAACAAAGTTATCGAAACAGGAAATCAGAGTATTATTGATTCTATTGTTAACATGATTTTTGATGATGAAATGGAACTGTTAAAAGGTGCGGCGGCACAGAGAGAGCGTATGAGAATGATGGCTCTTACAACAGGTGCTATTGCTATGGAGGGCAATGGACAGGTTTATGAATATGATTATGGAATGCCAGAAGACCATAAAAGTAACGTAACAAAAGTTTGGAGTGACCCTTCGGCATCAATTCTTACAGATATTAGAACAGCAAAGGATAAGATTCTTGAGGATACAGGAGTTGAGGTAACAAGAGCAGTTACTTCGTCAACCGTTATGGGATATTTCAGAAAGAATACAGAAATTAAGAAATCAATTTTTGTTCTTACAGATGGAGAAGGTTTTTTATCAGATGCGAAAATCAAGCAGTTTATTCTTGACGAATTAAATATTGAAATCGCAATTAATGACAAGAAATATGTTGATGAAGCAGGAGCTGTACAGAGATATGTTGATGATGATGTTTTTGTTTTATTCCCAAGCGGAAATTTAGGACAGACATGGTTTGGAACAACACCAGAGGAATCCGACCTTATGTCTTTAGCGGCATCTAATGTTAAAATTACTGATACAGGAGTTGCGGTTACAACAATGGCGAAAGAAGACCCAGTAAACGTGGAAACAAAAGTTACACAAATTTGTTTACCAGATTTTCCAACAGCCGACCAAGTGTTTATTTACTCCGTTGACCAAGTTTAGGAAGGGGGAGTAAAAAAATGTTTGTAACAATTAGAAAACCAACAAAATCTAATATGTTAAAGGTTACTATGAAACAATATGAAAACAAATACAAAAGATTAGGTTACATGATTGTTGGTGGTAGCATGAAGACAGAAGAAGTGGAAGAACCAGAGCATGAGGTTGTTGAGCAGGATATTATTGAGGAAGATTCAGAAGATATTGAATCCATTCCGATTAGTGAAATGAACAAAGAGCAACTTATGAGATTTGCAAAGGTTCATAACATAAATACAAAGAGTGCTAAAAATGTAGCAGAAGCAAGAAGAATTATTCAGAGAGCAGTTAAAGAAGCAAAAATGTAAAAAAAGGTTGTGTGTTTATGGATGCACTGAAAGAGTTAAAAATGAATGTAAGGGAAAACATAATCCCTTACTTTTCTGATGAAGAATTAGTTTATTATTTAGAAAAGAACAATGGGGACGTAAGAAAGGCAAGTTATGAGTGTTTAATTTTAAAGGCAGAAACAACAGGTTTAGATGTTAGTGGAGTCTCAACAAAAGATTCTTCTTCTTACTTTAAAATGTTAGCACAAAAGTATGTAACACCAAACACAGGTACATTGTTATGAGAAATTTAAAATTTGAACTATATAAGATTGCAAGAGAAATACAGATGCATGGAGAAACATATCACATAAACGAATTAGTTTGTGATGAATATGGAAAGCCAACAGGAGAACAAAAGAGTATCGTTGATGTAAGAGGACTTTTCCACACATCAAAGGGTTATATAACAGAAAACATTTCAGATGGAACAAAAACACATTCAAAAGGTCAACCGTTGTTATTATTAAAGTATGAGGATTCAGAACTTATACAAAATGGACATATTTTAGAGATTGGTTCAAATAGATATAAGGTTGTTGAGAAAAATAACATACAGCTATATAACATTGTGTGTGACATATCATTGGAGTTGGTTGTTAATGGTAAGAATTAAAGCAGACGAGTTGTTAAACAATTTAGCACAAGCACAAACAAAATCGCAGATTGCTATAAAAATGTTTGCAACAGAGGGAGCAAAAAAGTTTCAGAATTATGCAAAGACACATAAAAGGTGGACAAATAGAACAGGTCATGCAGTGCAAAGGCTAACAGGTTTTGTTGAAACAGGGAGTGATAAAACGAGAATCTATATCAGTCATGGTGTTGATTATGGTAAGTGGTTAGAATTAGCACATGAGCGTAGATATGCAATTTTACAAGAAACAGTGCAGAATGTAAGTCCAGAAATTTTAAATGGATTTACAAGGCTGTTAGGACATTTGAGGTAGAAGATGGCGAAAGAAGTATCAAAACAAATTTATGATTTATTAAAGCAAAATAATTTTGATGTGTATTTCCCATCACAACATAAAGGAGAGTGCATATCAAAATATGTTGTTATCAAACATGACGGAGCATATCAGCCATTAACAGTTTCGTCTGAAAGACCAATTTACACAATTATGTGTTATGTTCCAGAACAGAGTTATTCAGAGTTGGAAAGTTTTGTTCTGGAAATAAAAAGAACAATGAAGAGCGTTTTTCCGTTAGTTATGTATGCAGGAAATGAAACACCAAGCTATTATGATGATAGTGTCAAAGGGCATATGATTAGTTTTCAATATTATGGCACAAGAAAGATTGAGAATTGGAATTTGTAAGGAGGGAAAGGCATGGCAGTAACAAAGAAAGCCGCAAATGGAATCCCAACGATAGACGTATCGCTTGTTGTCGTTAGAACAACAGCAGTTGAGATAGCAGTTGACACAGCTAATAAGATTGCAGTTGAAGCACAAACAGAGGAAAGCGATGCAATAAAATTAGTTAAGTTGGGAAAACTGATTGCACAAAAACCGTCAACAACAACAATTACAGGGCACACAATCACGTTAACAGACAACGTGTTTATCCCCGATGTTGTTAAGATTTTTCAAGGTGGAACGGTTGGAGATAGTTCAGATGGTTACCCAACATATGAGCCACCAGCCGCAGGCAGTACAGACAAAGGGGAAGTATTTGATTTAGATTGTTATTCAGCAGTTTATGACAGTTCTGGACAAATCGTTAAGTATGAATTAATTACTTACCCAAATTGTCAAGGAACACCTGTTGTTTTAAATTCAGAGGACGATGTATTTAGATTACCAGAATACACAATCAATTCAGCACCAAAGAAAGGTCAGCCACCATATAAGATTAGTTATGTGGATGCATTACCAACAGGGTTTACAGCGGTAGCTAATGAAGAAGATACTAAACAAAATTCCCCTACCGTTATGAGTGGGAGAAAATCAACAGAAGTTTCAAGATTAGATTAAGGGAGTAAGAGAGAATGGCAGTAGAAGTAAATAGAGAACAGTTAGCGATAACAAGTATTGAAGAATTAAAACAATATGCACAAGGTGAAGTAGTTGTCTTACCACCGTTTGCACCGACACAGCCGTTTGTTGCAAGACTTAAAAGACCATCACTTTTGGCAATGGCTAAAAATGGGAAAATTCCGAATGAATTATTGGTTAAAACTAATGAATTGTTTATGAATGATGGTACAGCGGTAAACGCTTCTGATGATAATATGTTAAAGGAAATCTTTTCGGTTATTGACACAATAGCAGGAGAGGTATTCGTGCAACCAACATATGAGGAAATCAAAGAAGCAGGTGTCCAGTTGACAGACGAACAAATGTTGTTTATTTTTAACTACACACAGACAGGGGTAAAGAATTTGGAAAATTTTCGTGAAGACTAAAAACGTCGAAAATGTAATTGTGATTGCAAAAGAATTTGGTTGTTTGCCAAGTGAAGTAATGTCTATCAAAGATGAATACACGGCATATTGTTTTAATGAAGCCTGCATCAACGTTTTAATGCGGATTAAAAATAAAGAGACTCCGCACTGGATAACATTAGACAATGGAAAAGAAAAGGAGAAAAGCTATACAAACTTTTCTGATTTTTACAAAGACATATAGGAGGAATAAAGCATGGCTTTGAACATGGGTTCAGCGGTTGCTTTTCTTGAACTTGATACAAGTAAATTTAAGAGTGGATTTAGGTCTGCAATTAGTGATTTAAGGGTGTTTCAAGCAAGCGGAGCAACAACGGAACAAAAGTTAAAAGGTTTGAGCAGTGCATTTTCCACAGTAGGGGGAGGGTTAACAAAAGGTTTGACTCTCCCTCTTGTTGGTGTTGGGGCGGCTTCAGTTGGTGTAGCAACTAAATTTGAGAGTGCTATGTCACAGGTCGCGGCAACAATGGGAATCACGACTAAACAAATCAAAAATGGAAATAAAGATTTTGAGAATTTACAAAAGACGGCTTTAAATATGGGTGCTACAACAAAGTATACAGCTAGTGAAGCCGCAGAAGGATTAAACATATTAGCACAAGCAGGTTTGTCGGCAGACGAGTCTATTAAGGCAATACCAACAGTTTTGAGTTTGGCATCGGCAGGAGCAATGAGTCTTGATAGTGCGGCAACATATGTGACAGCATCAGTAAAAGGTTTCGGAGATTCGATGGATAATGCCCAAAAGTATGCAGACTTAATGGCAAAAGGGGCAACATTGGCTAACACTGATGTTAGAGGATTAGGAGAAGCTTTATCTGGTGTTTCGGCTACAGCAAATAATTATAAACAAAGTGTTGACAGCACAACGCTAAGTTTGTTAAGGTTAGCCGAACAAAATATAACAGGTGGAGAAGCATCCACGATGTTAGCCAGAGCAATGGCAGACATTTATACTCCAACATCAAGGGCAAAGAAGGCATTAGATGAATTGGGGATATCCGCATATGATGGTTTGGGAAAAGCTAGAGATTTTAATGACATTGTGGATGATTTATCAAAAGCATTTGCAGGTATGTCTGATGAAGAAGCAAACGCAACAAAGAATCAAATATTTACAACATATGGCATGAATGCCTTTAATAAAATGACAGCGGCAACAACAAAAACAGTAGATAAGTTTAAAACAGGGTTGAAGGATGCGACAGGTTCAGCGGCACAGCAAGCAGAAACACAGTTGGATAACTTAAAAGGTTCTTTGACGTTGTTACAATCTGCATTAGAAGGAGCAGGCATTGTAATAGGTCAAAGATTGACACCATATATCAGAAAGTTAGCAGATGGCATTAATGTGTTAGTAACTAAGTTTAATAATTTGACAGATGCACAACAAGATATGATTGTTAAGATTGGATTAGTTGTGGCGGCTATCGGGCCAGTTATGCTTATCATGAGTAAGTTATTTAAGTTTGTTTCAATGGCAGTAACAGCTTTCAAAACATTTGGAACAACATTACAAACAATAAAAACATCAATAGACCTTGTGAGAGCAGGTTATGCAGGTTTGGCAATGCAGATGGGTGGTATTCCTGCAATCATATCAAGTCTTATGGCAGGATTCAGTGGGATGTTAGTTCCTGTTCTTTCAGTTGTTGCAGTTATCGGAGTGTTGGTTGCGGCTTTTGCGACATTGTGGAAAACAAACGAAACATTTAGAAATAAAATAGTTTCTGTATTTGATGAAGTTAAAACAAAAATAGGTGAGTCGATAGATAATATAAAAGAAACATTATCAAGTTTGAACATAGATTTCTCTGGAATAATTAATGCCCTCAAGTCGTTGTGGATAGGGTTTTGTAATGTAATAGTACCTTTATTTACAAATGCTTTTCAAGGGGTAGCAACAGTAATAGAATCTGTCATGACGATTATTGAGGGAATCGTGCAAACAGCCGTTGGAATTATCAATGGTGATGTAGATTTGTTTACAAAAGGAATCGGAACAATATTCAGTGGATTATTGACAGGGATAACAGGATTGGCAAGCAATATATTGTCGTTAGTTGGAGAACTCGGAGCAAACATATTGAGTGCATTAGGTCTGGAAGACATAGCAGAAGTGTTTCAAACATTTTTTGAAACAATATCTGAAATTTTTGAACAAATACCAGAAGTAGTAAATAGTGCATTTGAAATAGTTGGAGGATTTTTTACAGAAACTTTACCAGAATTTATTGATTCGGCAGTTGAAACAATACAAGGTTTTGCAGACAATGTGGTGGCATTTTTTACAGAAACAATTCCCGAAGCGTTTAATAGTTTTGTTGAGTTAGTCGGAGGAATTGTTGACAGCTTTATTGGATTTTTTACAGTGACAATTCCAGAAGCCTTTACGAATTTTGTAACAGTGACATTGCCAAACGCAATAAATAGTATGATAACATTTTTTAATCAGATACCATATTATTTAGGATATGCAATAGGACTCGGAATTGGTTATATAGCTAAATTTGCATTAGGTATATATAATTTTGCAACAGTACAGTTACCACAATATATAGCGGCTATTATTAAATGGTTTAGTCAGTTACCGTCAAAGATATGGACGTGGTTAACGCAGGCTATTCAAAAAGTGACACAATTTGCAACACAGGTGGGTCAAAAAGCACAACAAACAGGTAGTGCATTTATGGCGGCTATTATACAATGGTTCACACAGTTACCAAGTAAGATTCAAAGTTTTTTAACAAAAGCTGTTCAAAACGTAACAAAATGGGCGGCAAGTATGAAAACAAAAGCTATACAGGCAGGAAGAAGCTTTATTAATGGGGTCGTGAACGGTATCAAGAGTTTACCTAGTAAAATACAGCAAACCCTGTCAAACGTTATTAACAAATTAACTTCTTGGGTGTCTAAGATGCACAGCAAAGGTGTACAAGGTGCAAATCAATTAAAAAGTGGTGTTGTGAACACAGCTAGGTCAATACCTTCGCAAATGGTTTCTATTGGAGCAAACATTGTAAATGGAGTCTGGAATGGTATACAGAGTATGAGAAGTTCTTTTGTTTCAAGAGTAAGGAGCTTTTTTAAAGGAATAGTTGATGGAGCAAAATCTGCATTAGGTATCCATTCACCATCAAAAGTGTTTGACGAGCAAGTTGGACAGAATATAGTTAAGGGTGTCATACAAGGTGTAAATAAACAAAAGAAGAACGCAAAGAAAAATGCACAACAGCTAGCAAAGTTGTATATTAGTGCAGGAAATAAAAGATTAAATGAGTTAAAGAAACATAACAAATATAGTTTGCAGTTGGAAATAAATTTTTGGACAAAGATGTTAAAACAATCTAAGAAGGGAACAGCAAAGTATAAAAAGATAAGTGCAGAGTTGAGTGATGCAAAGAAACAACGAAACAAAAAAATAAAAGCACTTGACGAAGAGTATGCAAAAAATGTTAAGGAAGTACAAACAAAATTAAATGAAGATATTCAGAAAGTTATGTCTGAGTATGATAGTGAGATAACATCGAGAGCAGAGCAGATAAATAGTCAGTTATCATTGTTTAAAAAGTTTGAAAGTCAATCAGAAAATACAAAACAAAGTTTACTTGATAATTTACAGAGTCAAGTTAGTGGTTTGAGAGATTGGGAGAGCACATTAGAGTCTCTTAGAAAGAGAGGGGTTGCAACAGGTCTTATTGAGGAACTACAGGAAGCAGGCGTGGATTCCTTAGCAGACATTAAGTTGTTAAATAGTATGACAGATACAGAGCTAAATAAGTATGTCAGCTTGTGGAAAGAAAAGCAACAGTTAGCAACAAAAGAAGCAGTTAGAGAAATAGACAAGACAACTTATGTAAATCAGATTAAAGCATTAGTAAATAGTGCAGGTGAAGAACTTGATAGATTAGAACAAACATATAAAAATGATTTAAAAAAATTAGGTGTTGGAGTTAAAGATACATCAAAACAAATTGGACAGAACATTGTAGATGGATTGAAAAAAGGTATGAAATCAAAATATCCAGATTTCTTAAAATATGTACAGAAGGAGTTTGATAAAATAACAGTAACGGCTAAAAAGACATTAAAGATAAAATCCCCATCAAGAGTGTTTGCAGAAATTGGAGGTTTTATTGCACAGGGAGTTGGAGTTGGATTTAAAAATGAAATGCCGAAGGTAAATGAACAATTAGAAACAGAATTAGATAAGTTGTCAGATGTTAATACAAAACAAATCAATGTAGGTGTTTCTTTCGAGGTTTATAAAAATGAATTTAGCAAAATTACTGAATCAATCTTGACAAGTATGCAAAGTTTTGTTATAATAATGAAAAATACATTTGAGGTTATGTTAGATGGTCTTGGAAATATAAAAGAAGACATGGCAGATATTCTGGAAATGTTAGAGCAATTAAATGAAATGAATAACGCAACATTTGAAAGAATAAGCGACCAGAGAGAAAAAGGAGATAAAACAAAAGAACAGGGAACAGATAAAGAAGATAAGGGAGGGGATACATTTAATTTTTATAACACGAAACCAAACCCATATGAGTATTCAAGACAAATGAAAAAAGCCAAAAAAGAATTGTTATATGGTATTTAGAAAGAGGTGATATTTTGATAAATGAGATTGTTATAGAAAACAAAAGGACAGGAAAAAACATAACAATAAATAAAGATGGCTCAACAGGATTTGTTATTGATGAAATGGATTGGGATACTCCGTCCATTTCTAATGAATCCTATAGGATACCATTCCAGATAGGCGAAACAATATCTAGCACAGTTGTTGGTATAAGAAAACCAAAGTTAATCGGTTATGTAGTATCAAACAAATTAATATCAACAGGAACAACATGGGAGAATTATTACAAAGAACAAGAGAAAGACATAATAGGTTTTAAAACAAGATTAAATAGTTTTCTAAATATCTATGATGATTATGAGATAATTGCAGGAGATTACTATTTAAAATGTCGATTAAATGAACCAATAAAGTATTCTGCAAAGGAAAGCGAAAATAATGAGGTGTTATGTTTGTTTACAGCAGAATTCACTTGCTATAATCCTATGTTTTTTGAAGTTGAAAGAAGTAAATCAGAGTTTAGACATATTGACAAAAGATTTCATTTTCCATTGACAATTCCGCAAGAAACTGGTATAATAATTGGTGTGGAAGAGTTGTCGGTAACAAAAACGATAGAAAATACAGGGGATGTAAAAGCAGGATTTATAGCAGTAATGAAAGTTATAAATGGGGTGGTAAAACATCCAGCACTAAGGAATCTTACAACAGGAGAACAAATTAAGGTGTTTGATTCAGTTGTTGTTGATAGTTTTGAAACAGAAGATTATATTATTATAAATACAAATAATGGGGAAGAGGATATTTATTATTATGATTCTTCCGAAGGGAAAGCAAAAGATTTAATAGGAGAAATGACTTTAGATAGCGTTTTCTTTCAGTTGCAAAAAGGTGAAAACATTGTTATGTATGAAGTTGATGATAGTTCAACAGGACAGCTAGAAGTTACTTTGTATTATGACAATCAGTATTTTAATATTGGGGCAATGTAGTTATGTTATGGATATTTAATGAGAATTTAAGAAGAGTTGGTTTGTTGCGACAATATGAAATGGCACAGTGGAGCAACAAGTTTAGAGATATTGGAACTTTTTCTATTAATGCAAGATATGTTGATGAAAATTTGTTTCTGTTGGACAAGACAAAAACATATTATGTTTTATTGTATATGTCAAATGATAAAACAAAAAGCGATAGTTGGAATACCCTGCATAATGTATTTGGAAAAATTGAAAAAGTTTTAAAAGAGAATGATGAAGATGCGGACTATCCTTCAACAATAAAAGTTGAAGGAAGATTAATGCCGTTTTTATTTTCCAAGAGAGTAATTGCAGGTACTTTTGATTATAAAAATATGGAGCTGATAGCATATGCTACAAATTTAATAACAAGGTGTTTTGAAAAGAACACAGAGCGTTATGTTAATATGAATATAAGCTATCAGAAAGATAACAAAGTGTATGAGGACACACTTATAACAAAACAAATAACAGGCGGTCAGTTATGGGAGGAATTGTCCGATTATTTTGAACAATATAAATTAGGGATAGTTATTGCACCAAAAATAGATAAAACATTTGAATTGTCAAGTGAGTATGGAGAGCATCTTTCGGGGTTGTCGAACGTAGCAGGTTTTGAAGTCCAAATAAAAACAGGAGTAGACAGAACAAGGGGTAATGGATTAAATACCGTTATATTTTCTAAATCATTGTCAAACATAAAGAGAACAAGCTATTCTTATAGTTCTGAAAGTGATATGAACGTGGCTTATATTGCAGGAGAGGGAGAAGGAGCAGAGCGAAAATGGTATGAGATTCAGAAGGATTCAGAAAACAAAAAGAGTGCATGGAACAGAGAAGAATTATGGATAGATGCAAGAGACATTCAGAGTGAAGGCGAAGATGATACTACATTAACTGACAAGGAATATGATAAGTTAATAGACCAGAGGGCATATGAAAAGTTTCAAGAAAATTCCGTTGTGGACGAATATTCGGCAACAGTAAATGAGAATAACCAAAGATATGTTTATATGAGGGACTATGATTTAGGAGACTGGGCGACAATACAAGATAGGGATTTGGGTATTGAAATAGATGCTCAAATCGTAGAAGTTACCACAACTCTACAAAATAATGAAACAATAAATGATATAACATTTGAGTACGGAAAAGCAAATAAAACAGAAATAAAAGATATAGGAGAAATAGGTGCAAGCGTAGAAGAAATTAGTAATAATATAAAGTATATTGATAAAAAGATTTCTGATTTATTAAATATGTTTTATCCAGTTGGCTCGGTATATGAAACAATGGATTCAAGTTTTGACCCTAATAAAAAGTGGGGTGGAACATGGGAACGAATTAAAGGTAGGGTACTTGTTGGAGTCGATGAAAATGACGATGATTTTAAAACAGCAAACAAAATAGGAGGAGAAAAAGCACATAAATTATCAGTTAGTGAAATGCCATCACATAACCATAGTGCAAGTGAAAAAAGTTTAAAAGGTGGGGTAAATAATATTAGTGGACAGGACAAAACGTGGGGTCTTACATCTTCTGGAATTTTTTCTAATTGGGGTGACACAAATGGACTTTATTCTACGTCAAGGGAAACTACAACTAATTATAAAGATGGTTTTTATCTTGATGCAACACATACACACACTATTGGAAATACAGGTGGGGGAAATGCACATAACAATTTACAACCATATATTACTTGCTATATCTGGAAAAGAACAAAATAGTATGTTGACATTATGAGAGACAAATGATATAATGTATAGAAAGATAAAGGAGGAGAACAAAATGGCAGAAAGAAGTGGATTTTTTAATGCAAGGCTACAAGATGATGCATATGATAGAACATATCAAGCCGAAGATTTTGCAGATTGTTTAAGTTTATTTATTCCGAATGGAATATATGTTGAGGATTCGGAAACATTAACAGGAACGATTGACAAAACAACAGTGCAAGGGTTAAAACCATATGCAAGCGGAACGAGTCTTTTTATTAAGGAGGGAAAGGCATTTATTAATGGGTATTGGTATACACTCGATGAACAGGACTTGGAAATATCTTTAACTGTTAATACAGCAAAAGCAATTGCACTAATGTATGTTGCGGCTGACAGAAGAATGAGAGTAGAATTGCTTGATTTAGTAGATGGACAGCCAAATGTTCCAAAAACAGATGCACAATATGGAATCTTATTAGGAACTGTTTCTTACACATCAGATGGTGCGTCAGTAACAGATTTGAGAACAGAATTTATGGTTGGTTCTCCAAAAAGTTTACAAACAATAGCAAATCAAGCACAACAAACTTTAAGAGAGCTTAAAAGTTCTATGAGTAAGTTAACACCAAAGAATTGGCAACAATATGTCATTCGTTCTAGTAAGCTCTTTACAGAAGATGCAGATGGAACGGCATATATTGTTCTTGTCGATATATTTGGAAAGAGTGTTGACGAATTTACAATAGAATGTTTATGTTATGATTCAGACGATGATACACTTCTGCCAATACCTTATGTACATCCCGATGATTTTGGTAACGTAACAATTAAACGATATTTTACATATCTGATAACGATTGATTCAAAGAAAAATGTCACACCAAGAATAAAAATTAGTAAGGAATTATATAATTTTATGGAGAAAAACACAGCCGGAAGGTTATTAAGGATTATATTTAGAAGATATACAACTTATGAAGGTATGTAGATTAGAGGTGGGTTTTATGGATGATAAAACAGTAAGCAAAGTATTGTTGGATGTACAAAAAGAATATGCAAAGTCTAACAAAATAAAAGATAAAATTATTATGTTATTGATTGTTTTGATGTTTGCAGAAGCAGTTGTCGGGTATTCTGGTTTTGTTTATTATGAATCACAGTTTGAAACAACTACAACAGAAAAGATTGAGGTTGGAACAGAGGGAGAAAATGCAAATGCAGAGTATAATGATAATGATGTAAGCGGAAATCAATATAATGGTAACGCAGTTCATAATGAAAAGAAATAGGAGGATAAAATATGGCGAAAGCATATGTTAAGGTGACAAGAACAACAACGAGAAGAAGAGTCGGAGAAGGTAGTGGAAGAAAGACAGGTAAAAGCACAACGGGGCAAAAGCGTTGCCCTAATTGCGGTAAGTTTATGAAATAGGGGTGGTGGCATGAACAAAGAAAATGCCTTGACTCGAAAGAAATTAAAGCAAATAGATTCTGTAGAGGATTTTGATAGAATGTTAAACAACTTGATGGCAAGCGAAGAAGATAAAAAGATTATAGAAATGCATTATAAGCAAGGCAAGTCTTTGGGATACATTGCAGATGTTTTAGGTATGTCAGAATCGTCTGTCAAGAATAAGCACAGAAAACTATTAATTAAAATTGGAAATATTATGTAAAGTAAGGGAGATACGTTTTTGTATCTCCTTTTTGTGTACTAGAAATACATTTTGTTTATACTTTTGTTACAATAATAGTTGTATAATGGAGACATACAAAAGGAAGGGAGGGAGAGGAAATGACATACCCTTATGGTGGCTATGGCATGGGAAAGCCGTTGAGTCCTTATCAACAGCAAATGTATCAAGATAGAGTAAATGCATACGACCAACAGCAATATGCAAATCAGTATAATGGATATATGAGAGGTCAGCAAGCGTTTAATCAACCACAACAAATGATTAACTGTAGACCTGTTTCCAGTTATGATGAAGCAAAGGCAAGTATGATTGATTTAGATGGCAGTCTATTTGTTTTCACAGATGTTGCAAACAAAAAGATTTATACAAAACAAATTATGTTAGACGGAACAGCAGAATTAAAAACATATGTGTTAGAAAGCAATCAAAACAATGTGCAAGAACAAGTACAAGATAGTCAATATGTCTTAAAAACAGATTTTGAAAATGTTATAAATAGTTTGAAAAATAAAATGGAAGAATTACAAGGTGGTGTTTTAAATGAACAAACAGATTGAGAAAATGTTTGGAAGTAATCCAATGTTTCAAAGAGCTAAACAAATGGCACAGGGAAAGTCTGAAAATGAATTAAAACAAATAGCTAATAATTTATGCAAACAAAGAGGTATAAATATTAACGATGCTTACAAACAATTTCAAGCACAAATGCAAGGAATGTTTGGAAATAGATAATTTAAGGTATAAACCAATAGTGGTTTATATAGATAAAAATCATACAGGAGGTACTTATTATGGGTATGGATGGTAGCGGATTAAGCGTAGCTGATGCTTTAGCATTAGGCAGAGACAATGAAGGTATGTTTGATGGCAATGGCAGTTGGGTATTTTTCCTTTTCTTCTTACTTGCATGGGGCGGTAACTGGGGAGGAAACTGGGGAGGTAATGGCATGAATGGAACAGCAAGTGCATATACAGATTCAGCCATTCAAAGAGGTTTTGATAACCAAGCGGTTATTAACAAACTGAATGGTTTAGAGAGTGGACTTTGTGATGGTTTCTATGCTATGAACACTTCACTCTTAAATGGTTTTAATGGCACACAGCAGGCGATTAATAATGTAGCCGTTGCAGGTATGCAAAATACAAATGCACTTGCTACACAGTTAGCAGATTGTTGCTGTACAACTAATCGGAATCTTGATGCTGTACGTTATGAAAATGCTCGTAACACTTGTGACATTGTTAATGCTATCAAAGCGGATGGCGATGCAACAAGAGCATTAATGACACAGAATGAAATCCAGTCATTAAGGGATGAGCTTCAAACAGCTAACTTCCAGTTAAGTCAGCAGGCACAAAATGCAACATTAATTTCCACATTAAGACCAACACCAATTCCAGCTTATCAGACCTGTTCACCTTATGAGAGTGCTTATATGTATTCTCGATGTGGCAACGGTTATAATAATTGCTGTGGGTGCTAGGTAGTATTTTATCCGCTTAGAGCGTGAGAATGTAGGGCGGTAGAAATACCGTCCTTATTTCGGCTTATAGAGCGTTAGAGAGGGGTTTGAGAATTATGTCATGTAGTTTATATAATAACAATGGTTATGGTTGTGGAGGATGTGTACACTTCGTTAAAACAAATAGTGTAACCTTGACAGATGGTGTTTTAATATTAAACATACCACAGGAAACTTTTGCGAATAAACAAAAAGTATGTATTTGTGTTGCACAAGGATTACCGGCAGGGGTATCTAGTGCAGACACAGTAGCAATTACACTTGGAGCAGGAACGACACAGTATGTTTTAAGAACAAAATGTGGAAACAATGTTCATGCAGACCAAATAAGAAGTCGTAGAGTATATCATACGAACGTAGCAACAGATAGTGGAACTTTTGTTGTCTCTTCTTGTGAATTAAACAAAACAGCATACAATTTCCCAACAATTTAGGAGGTGCTTTGGATGAATGAAATGTATAATGGACAACAAGAAATGAATAGACAGGATGAACAACCGTGGTATGCTGAAACAAAACAAAACAAAAGTTATCCCATGCAGAAAACAAGTGAGAGAGAAAAAGAACAGTGTGCAGAAGAAATATATTTAAAGCTTGATGAACATATGCAGAAGGCTTTGAGTATGCATGAACAATTAGCAGATTACTTTTGTTTCTTAGGTTTGCAAGGATTCAAGCGTAAGTTAGAATATCAGTATATGAGTGAGGTAGCAGGTAAAAGAAAATTGCATCATAAATATATTAATTTGCATTATAAGATAATACCAATGAAACAAGTTGATTTACCACAGGTCATTCCTTCTGATTGGAGTAGATATACCACAGCAGATGTTAACGACAACGTGTTACCAAAGTTTGTTCGGTCAGCTATGCAGAGGTATAAAGACTGGGAAGAACAAACAAAACAATTATATGAGGAATTGTGGCAACAGTGTACAAATTATGGTATGACAGCAGATGCGGATTATATTTCTAAGTTAGTAAAAAACGTAACAAAAGAAATCAAAGAAATAAACAGAATGTGTGAACAGCTAAATGGTACAGGTTATGATTCTGTTTCAATTCACAACATGCAAGACAAATACCATAAAAAGTATAAGTCTAAATATGAGGACGAGTTCACAGCAAAAGAAAGAAAAATGATGAAAGAAAACAAAACAAATAACTAACTAAATAATTTATATCTTATAAGCTTATATATTATATATTAATTTATGTAGTATATAAGCTTTATTTTTGTTTAAATAATTTTAAAATATCTATTGACATTTGTTTTATTTGTGTTATAATATAATCAAGAACAGAGAGAACAAGATATAAACAAAAGTGAGGTAAACAAAATGAAAGCAATTAAAGAACAGATTAAAAATTTAGAAAGCCTTTTAGAGTGTGCAACATTTTCAGAGGATACAGAAACAATTTGGTATTGTGAAAATGAGATTGAGAGACTCAATAAAAAAATTAAAGAGAGAAGGAAAACAAAACATTATGTTTTTGTTACAATCGGAGATTTAGTTGATTTTGAAAAATTAAAAACTTTTTAAAAAAGTTGTTGACAAAGCAAGTTGTTAGTGTTATAATTAAAATATCAAAAGAAGTAAACAAGATTTAGGAGGAAAACAAAATGGCAGGACTTATGATAGGAACAGAATTTGAAACATTTGAAAACAACGCAACAGAGGTAGGATTCGTTTTGAGTGATGAATACGGAGTAATTGAAGAAGGACATTTCGACTTTCATTTAATGAATGAGGAAGAAGCAATTAAGAAAGTTTGTGAAATGTTAAAAGAAGACCCTTATTATTTTAGCGAGGAAGATATTAACAAAGCAAGTTTTGTAGTTTTTGATTATTATACAGATTTTGAAGAAATTTTATTATAAGATTAAAAGTACAAATAAAGTTCAAAAAAGGTATTGACAAAGAGAGAAAGCAGTAGTATAATTAAGACAAGCAAAAAGAAAAGGAGAGCAAAAACATGATGGTATCAAACAGTATAATGAAGGATTTAAAAAAATTAAAAGTAAAAGATTTAAAAGCATTGTCAAGAGAGAGTGGACTTAAACTAGAGCATAAAGGGCATAAGTTCACAAAGCAGGAGTTAATTGATAACCTTGTAGAGTTATACAAGAATGAAGTAAAAGAAGGAGAAGAGGATAACAGCAAGGAAGAAGAAAAAGCAGATGTTGTAGAAGCAATCGAAGCAGTTGCGGAAGTAGTAGAAGAAACGCAGACACAGGATGATGAAGAAGCATGGGAGGAAGGAAAAGAGGAAACAACGGAAAAAGAGCAGGAGACAGAAAACAAGTATAGAGGAATCTATGCAACAACATTAAAACAGATTGCAGAAAAGTATTCATATGAGAAACCGCAATGGGTATATGATGAAGTATTACAGATTGGTTCAACAATCGCTTTTATTCACTATGTAGAAGCAAAAGACCAGAATGTATATAGAAAGTTGAGGTTTGCAAAAGTTGTAGGCATCAACAGAAAACAAAGACTTGTAAAAGTTCAGACATTCTATGGAACAGAGGTCAAGATTGGTTTTGATGAATTATTATTCATTGTAAGCAAAAATGATACAGCGAATTCTTTCCCTAAAGATATTCGTAATTATATTAAAGGGCATAGAACAAAACAGGGAAGGAGAGATATTCATGATAGATACATCAGTTCCAACAAGTGTGAAGAATAGTGTTAGACTTCTTTATGAAGCAAGGCAGAATGAAAAAGAAGCAAAACAATATTTAGATGAAGTGAACAGAAAGGAGTCTTTAAGCATTTCAAATTATATGTATTCTACACAAGAAACAGATAGTTTTAATGTGACTCTTGATGAAACACAAATGTATTATTCAAATCATAAACATTTGAAAGTACAGAAAATTAGAAAAAGAAAAATTATCTGGTTTCTTGATAAGTTAAAACAAAATTTAACAAAAGAACAACAGAAAGAAGTTATAGACAAAACATATGTTGTTAGCGATATGGGAGGTCTTATCGAATATCTTAAAACCTGTGGGGTAAAGCCAAAAGAGTTTAAGAAGTTTATAGAGGTTAAAGAAGTAGTAAATGAAACAAAACTTGATAATGCATATCAAACAGGAGTGATAAAGAAAAAGCAATTAAATTCTTGTTATGATGTGGAATTAGGGAAGCCCTATATTAAGTTAACGGAAATTAAAAAATGAGAAGAAAATATACAGGAAAAGATTTATTAAAAGTCTTGGTATTCTATGGAATAATAAATGATGATGTTCCAACGTCTGAGTTCAGCATAGTTTGTCCTTTCCATGATGATATAAACCCTTCAATGAGAATAAATCTTTCTGATGGCACATTCTTTTGTTTTGGTTGTGGATTATATGGTAATGCATATGACTTTGTTAAAAATGCACAGCCAGAGTTGAATGATTTACAGACTTGCATTTATCTCGAAAGGATTCTGAATAGCAAGGAAATCAAAAAGATAAATGCAAGGTATAAGAAAAAGAAAAAAATAAACAATCACCAAGCAATTATTGAAGCAGACGATTATTTTTATGGTTTGAAAACAATGGATTGGTATGGAGATTTGGAAGAAGAAGAACAAAGGGCATATGAGTATATGCATAACAGGGGATTTACAAAGAAGGATTTAAACACAGCGGATTGCAGGGTATCTTATAATATAGCATATCCAATTATATTCCCCATATTAGACAATGGGATATTTAAAGGATATGTAGCAAGAACGACAAATAGATATGTAGAACAGAAACGAAAGTACCTTTATAATGAGGGTTTTAGAAAAAGGGATACTCTAAGTGGTACATATGAAAAGGACAGCATAGTATTTATTTGTGAGGGTTATCTTGATTGTTTAAATCTTAAAACAAAAGGGCATCTTAAAAATGTTGTTGCTTTATTAGGGTGGCATATATCAGATGAACAAATAGAAAAACTCAAAGAGAAAGACATTAAGACAGTGGTATCCGTTTTAGATAATGATAAATCTGGGATAAAAGGAACAGAACTTTTAAAGAGATATTTTAGAGTAATAAGATTTGAGATACCAAACAAAGATGTTGGGGAAATGACAAAAGAACAGATTAAAAAGTCGTTGAGAAAGGTAAGGCGAGAGTTAAATGAGATTAAAGGTAAGCATTGAAACGGATATAGAATTATTGCATATTACAGGAAAGCAGATGGTTTTACAGGATAATATTGTTAAGGAGTATGACGAGTTTTCGGAAGAATATGAAACAATTTGTAAAGAGTATGAATCTTTAATTGGTTATGAAAGGTATGAAGATAAAACAAAATTTGATGAAGAACTTTTAAAAATACTTTCTGAGGATTTAAAGAATGAACAGCTTGCAAGTATTGACAAGATTATGGATGTTATAAAGACAGTTTATAAAGACCCAAAAAAGAATAGTGGGTATGTGCAGATTCAGACAGCCGTTGTAAATGTAAAGGATTTTAGTTGTATTCGTATTAAAAACTTTGATGTAAGAATATCAAAAAGATAAAACAAAAAGGAGTATATAAAGATGGCTATTTCAATTCAGGCAATAAAAAATGAGATTGCAAAAAGTGGAACAAATAAAGGTAAGTTTATTTTTTTCAAAGAGGGGACAAAAATTAGACTTAGATTTTTAAATGATATGGAAGATGGTGTGGAGATTCCTTTCCATGATAGTTTTAAACTTGGTGTGAATGTTCCTTGCCAAGAAATGTTCGGAAGAGAATGTTCGTACTGTGAGGATGAAGATTTAAGAACAAGAAATATGTATGTATGGAGCGTATATGATTATGAAAGCAAAGAGGTTAAGTTGTTTATGTTTGCGGTTAATAACTGTTCTCCCGTTCCTGCATTAGCTTCTATGTATGAAACCTATGGAACTATCACAGACAGAGATTTTGAGATAAAGAGAATTGGAAAAGGACAAAACACAACGTATTCCGTTATCCCTTTGGATAAAAAGAAATTTAGAAATGAGAAAGTGAAACCAATGTCAGAACAGGCAATTCTGAAAGCAATCGACAAGGCTTACCCTGCTGACAATTCAGAAATCGAAGAAGACGAAGAAAAGCCAACTAGAGCTAAAACAAAAGGAAGAAAAACCAAAACAAAAGTAGAACCAGAGCCAGAGATTGAAGAAGAAACAGAAGATTATGAGGAAATGTCAGCCAGAGAGCTTTACCAGATGTGTAAGGAAAGAGGGCTTGATTGTAAACCTAGAAAGACAAAAGAATATTATATTGATATTTTAGAAGAAGACGATGAAGAGCAGGACGATGATTGGGACGATGAAGAAAAAGAAGACGATGATTGGGATTAATAAGTAATAACATTTAGGGGTTGACATAGTTCAACCCTTTTGTTATAATATAAAGTGTAAGGAGCGAAAACAATGAGTAAATTTTTTGATTTACACAGGCATGATGAACACAGTTTTTTTGATGGATTCGGAAAGCCGCAAGAATTGGTAGAGATAGCAAAGGAGTTGGGATACAAAGCACTTGGAACAAGTAATCATGGGAACATATCTGGTTTGATACAGCATTGGTTAGCTTGTAAGGATGCAGGCATAAAACCGATATTAGGATGTGAGATTTATTTTCAGCCAGTGTACAACAAAGAAAATCCTGAGAGAAAATCATATCATTTGAATTTGTTTGTTAAGAATTTAAAAGGGTATGAGAATCTTTGCCATATCATGACAGAAGCAAATACACAACAGTTTTATTATAAACCAATCGTGGATTTTAAATTGTTGGAAAAGTATTCAGAGGGATTGATTTGCACCACGGCTTGTATAGCAAGTGCAACATCACAAGCAATAATAAACAATAATGAAAAGATGGCTACAAAGATTTTGAAGAAATTTAAAAGTATATTCGGAAAAGATTTGTATGTTGAGATACAGCCGTATAAGATTGATACAAAACATACACAAGAGAAAACAGATTTAGTGCTTATGAGATTAGCAGGAGCATTAAACATTAAATGCATTTTAACTTCTGATTCACATTTTGGACGTAAGGAAGATTTTGATACCTATTGCAAAATGCATGAAATAGGTAAAACAACATTAGATGTAAAAAGAACATATGGCGAAAGGTATATGCCATCTGAAAAGGAAATCAAGAAAAGATTTGTAAAAATATATAACAAGGTTCTTTCGGGAGAAGCGGAGAACATAGCAACAGAATACATAAACAATATGGACGAGATTTATAACAAAGTGGAAAGCGATATTTTGGAAGGATGTGAGCTTGAACTTCCGCAAATTTCAACAGGTGGAGACAGCTATAAATTGTTGAAACAAAACATAATTAGAGGACTAAAGAAAAAAGGAAAATATAACAAAAAATATGTAACAAGATGTAAGAAGGAACTGGATGTAATACATTATCATGGTTTCGATGATTATTTTTTAATGGTGCAGGATTATGTTAATTGGGCAAGAGCCAATGGCATAGAGGTAGGAGCAGGAAGAGGGTCGGCTTGTAATTGTTTAGTTGCATATGCATTAAACATAACAGATGTTGATAGCATAAAGTATAATTTAGATTTTAGTAGGTTTATGCGTAAGGACAAAAAGAAAATGCCAGATATAGACGTTGACTTTGAAACAGAACGCAGACAGGAAGTTATTGATTATGTTATTAAAAAACATAAAGGAAAGGCTGTACAGATATGTAGTTATGGAGAATATAACATTGACAATTTAGTAAATGATTTGTCTGGTGTGTGTGGTTTACCAACATCGGGTAGCGAATTGGACGAGTTTGACAAAGACCATAACAAAAAGATTGTTGCAGAAATAAAAGCATTTATACATGGATATGAGATTGAGGGCGAGTTGGATATGCAGGCATTAAAGGATGATGCGGCATATTATGAGTACAATGATTTGTATGATAACATAATGAAGCATTTTAGTAAGTTGTATGGAAAGATACGTTATCTTGGTAAACATGCCGCTGGGGTGGCTGTAGTAGGTACAGACATATCAAATTATACTTGTATCATAAGACGTGGTAAAGATGCATACTCGTCTTGTTATGACCTCAACGATTTAGAACATATTAATTGTATTAAGTTTGATATGTTAGGGCTTAAAACATTATCTGAGACAAAAGAATTGAGAGAGTATACAGGACATAGAATAACAGACGAGGACAGAGAAGAACAAGATATTTATGATAATTTTAGAGCAGGAAATACAGATGGGATATTTCAGATGGAGAAATCTGCACCAAAGAAAATCCTTGACATGATACAATGTGATTGTATGAATGATGTTATTGCGGTAAATGCATTAAACAGACCTGCACCATTACAGTTAAAAATGCACGAAACATATGCATATAATAAATTATCTGGTAAGGCAGATAAAAACACACCATATTATAAATACACACAAGAAACGTACGGCACAATGTTATACCAAGAGCAGACTGTAGAGGTTGCTCAGAAGGTAGGGCATTTAACAGCTCCGCAGAGTTTTGATTTATTAAAGATTATGAAGAAAGCAGAGAACCTAACAAAACCAGAGTACATACCAATCATTGAACAGATGAAGAAAGATTTTTATAAGGGTTGTCGAAGCGAAGGATTAACAAGAAAGCAGACAGATAGTTTATGGGGTAGTATGTTAATCTATGGATTTAATAAAGGACACAGCACAGGGTATTCTTTAATTAGTGTAGACCAAATGTGGTACAAGGTGCATTATCCGACAGAATTTTGGTATGTAAAAATGAAATATGCATTGAATGAAGCAAACATTTTTAAGTATGCAGAATGTGCCGTGAAAGATGGTGTTGTGGTTATGCTACCCCATGTGAACCAGACAGCCAGAACCTCATTGAGAAATTATGATAGTGAAATGGTTATACAACAAGGTATGAGTATTATCAAAGGAATAGGAGACAAAGCCGCCACAGAGATAGAAATGGAAAGGAAGAAGAACGGTAAGTTTTTAGATTATGATGATTTTTATGATAGATGTAAAGGAAGGGCGGTAACAAGCAGGGTAATAAACATTCTGGAAGAACAAGGCGCATTAGAATTTAATGAAAAGAGATATGTTAGTAGAGTCGTGAAATATAATAGTACAATGATGGCTAAATAATGGAGGATTTAAAAATGAAGATTGTTAGACCAGATAAACCAGAGCGTTGTTCAAATTGTTTATATAGTGAATTTGCAAAAGGATTTTTGTTCTGTAATAATTCTGACTCAGATTTATATTTAGATAATGTAGATTATTGTACAAGTTGTGAGTGTTGGATGGATGGAACAGAAGAGAGGAAAAGAAAATGAAACAAATGAACAGAGAAGCAATTATGAAATTGTGTTCGGAAATCTCAAAAAAAGAGGGTGATGGTTCCGTATATAGTTTAGGTAGCAAAAATGGTATTTTGAAAATTCCTAGATGGGGTACAGGGTTGCCAGAGCTTGATAACATAATCGGAGGAGGTATGCCAAAAGGAAGAACAATAGAAATCTTTGGAGGTGAGTCCGCAGGCAAAACCTCTTTAGCATATCATTTATGCTCACAACATGAAATTTGTTTAGACATTCCGATTGAAGGTTGTGTGGATTGCGACACAGAGTTTTTCAATGGAAAGGGCTGGAAAAAGGTATCTGAATATAAAGAGGGTGAGAAGGTTCTACAGTATAACAAAGATGGCACTGCTGAGCTTGTAGAGCCCTTAAAATATCATGTAAAGCAGGCACATTATTTGTGGAGAGTAACAACAAAGAACAGATTAGACATGGTGATTTCAGAGTATCATAATGTTGTTTACAAAAGCGGAAATGGTAATTTGAACATAAAACCATTTCATGATATTATGTTTTCATTAGATTGGAACAAAAATGGCTTTAATGGTAGAGTTCCGAAAACATTTAGATATTCTGGAAACGGTGTACATTTAAGTGAGGAACAAATACGTTTAATGGTTGCGGTATTCGCTGATGGTAGTTTTAATAGTAATACAACATTATGTTATATGGGATTAAAGAAAAAGAGGAAAATAAAAAGGATTAAGATGTTACTAGAAGCGAACAATATTGAATATGAAATCAGAAAAAATTTTTTTGTTTTCTATGCACCGTTTAAAAGTAAACACTATCCGTCAGAATGGTATAACATGACAAACGAACAGTTGGAAATTGTAATTGATGAAATGAAACATTGGGATGGTTGTCAGTTTGAAGTGGGTCATGTTCCGAGTTTTACAACAGTGGTAAAAAGTGATGCTGATTTTATTCAGTTTGCATATACATCACTCGGATATGCCGCATATATCCAAATGAGGGATAGAAGGGGACAAAAAAGAACAATCGTAGACCATGAAGTAACAGTTAGAAATTTAGAGTATTGTGTTTGTAGTGGGTTAAGAAACAAAGATGTTGATTTAAGACATGCGAAGTATACAGGATATAAAACAAAGGATAACAAAATGTATTGCTTTACAATGCCGTCTGGAATGTGGGTTATGCGTAGAAATAATCGTATTATTGTAACAGGTAATACATTTGACTCGGATAGAGCAAAAGTGTTTGGGAATAAACCAAAGCAAATGTTAGTATACAGGGCACGATATGGAGAAAAGGCATTTAATAGAGCAATTAGATTCGCAGAGGAAGGTATTCCATTAATTATTATTGATAGTGTTCCATCAATGCAACCAAAGGATGATATAGACAAAATCAGAAAGGCTGTAAACACAGATAGCGAACAAGAGACAAGGATTGGTGGTGTTGCTAGATTAATGGATAAATATTTACCAACTTTGGAGGATGTAATAGAACAAACAGGAACAACCGTTATATTTATCAATCAGATTCGAGACAAAATGAATGCTTTGCCATTTGGGGATAATATACAAACTCCGGGCGGTCATAAATTAAAACATAGCTGTTCTTTGAGGATACAGGTAGCACGAAAGGGTTATATTGATATTCCAAACCACAATCCATATAATACAGCAAGTAAAGAAACTATCGGAATGAT